GAACACCGGGGACAGGAACACCGGGGACAGGAACACCGGGAACTGGAACACCGGGAACTGGAACACCGGGGACTGGAACACCGGGGACAGGAACACCGGGGACAGGAACACCGGGGACTGGAACACCGGGGACAGGAACACCGGGAACTGTAACACCGGGAACTGGAACACCGGGAACTGGAACACCGGGGACTGGAACAAATCTTCTTTCAATACTGGTTGTTTTAATACAGAAGAACAGAAGATCATGCTGTTCAATAAACCGTCAAATATGACTTATCGTGAATGGATTGATTCAGATGCAAGATATTTACTGAGTCAGATACCAAAAGATGTTGTTGAATGGGTATATGAAAAAGATATGACCGATGAAGAAAAGGAAGCATATCCAACCTATAAGACAACAGGTGGTTATCTCAAAGTGCTTGATGAATCGGAATGTGGTCAGTTGTGGTGGAATAGCTTATCAGACAAAGAAAAGAAAATTATCGAGGAAATACCAAACTTTGACGTTGAAATCTTTGAACAGTGCACAGGCATTAAGGTAGTAAAGGAGTAGAGCCATGAACACAGGAGAAAAGATAGATTACATGATTCAGTGCTTGAAAGTCGCAAAAGCTGAGTATGAATATTCCGTTGACTATCTGGAGAATGAGCCGGAAAGAGACGATGAATCAATTTGGGAGTATCTGGAAAGGCATAGACAGCCGAACAAGGCACTGATTAGGGACAATCTTAGGAATGTTGCAAGAATGGGATTCCAGGTAGCGAATGAGGTGAAATGATGGATGGACTAATTGTAAAAAAGAGATGGTTAAATCTTATCCTTAGTGGGAAGAAAACTATTGAAATAAGAGGTAGTAATACCAAGAAAATAGGACAGCCGATCTATTTACTGGAAAGTGGGACAAACCTTGTAAAAGGCACATGTATTATAGACTCTACATATCCAATATCCTGTTCTGATTGGTCTGAGGAAAGAGAAAAACACTGTGTTGACATATCTTATTCAGAGTTGAAGAAAAGGTATAAAAGACCTCATGCGTGGGTACTGAGAAATGTGAAACTGACGGAAGAAGAATGGAAGTACGAACATCCAAAGGGTGCGATTATATGGGTAAAAGATGTAATGCCGGCATATGAACTGCAAACTGGATATATAGACGTAATTTTTAGAAACAATATGTAATTTACAGAAAGGAGTGCGGAGCTCCGGCCGGGCAAAGATATATCGGCTCCTTTCGAGAAGATGAAAAAAGAAGAATTCATAAAACTTACATAGATATGCGGAAATGGTTCGCTATTTGTCCTCGCTGGCAGTGGGAAATATCGGTTGAATATGATGGGCTGACTTATGAGGATGATAGTTTTGCGAGCGGTGCAATGAATAGACCAAGTTTTGCAGACAGTCAAGAGGGTGATTTAGTAAGAGTTCGATTAATAAACAAATATGTGAACGGAGAACTGACAGACAGATATATATCGGAAATTAGATAAGGAGAAAGGAACGAATTATGATTGATTTGGAGAGAGAAAAGAAGAACTTCCAGAACCATGTAGCAACATTCACAGATTATGGAAACATCAAGATTCTGGATTTTCAGAGACCAGATAGTAATGAATACCGTATCAGATTTCTTTTTGAGGAAGACCATTACAGATTACATATATCCGGAGATCTAGGGGAGCTGATTGCTTTCAATTACAAAAACATGGTGTTTGAACTGTTCGAGGAAGATTTTACAAACAATACGGGATATTTTTCGGAGAAAATCGACTGCATGAATAGAGCCAGATATTACTATGATGTGGAGCAAGCGCGCGAAGATATCTATGAATACATGATGGAACATGGATTCAACGGGGATGAATGTCAGGTGGACGAATTTATAGATGATTCTCTAGTGGATTTTGACGATGAATCTGGAATCAGTGATGCTGGTTATGATGTTTTGAAAGATTACTATCCGGAAGTCTGGGAAGAAGTATCTGATTTTGGAAAAATGAGCACTGGAATTTTAGATTTGTACATGCTGGCGTTTAAACTGGCAATGAAGCAATTGAGAGAAAGGAACGAATTATGAGAAGTTACAAAGTTGAACTACCAAGAGGAATTGAAGTAGATATTTTTAATCTGCCGGAGGATTTTGAGGGAAGAGTAAAACAGGCATTTCGGGAATATACAGCTGAGACGGCGAAAGATTAGGATTTATTGACTGTTGCGTAAGACATATTAACGGAGACAAGTATTCGTACGATGTAGTTGACGAAAAAGTTAAAAGTTTTATCTCTTCGCAGTGGGAAGAATACGGACAGCTTGACAACAAAGATGATGTATACAGTGTTGACTTTATGGCTGGTTGTTACGCAGAAGGTGTACAAAACACAGTGCTGTGTTCTCATTTTGGAAGTGATGACCACCACATTTATGACCAGATTCAGAAAGTGCTGGTAAAAGTAATTACAATTGTAATGAATTGCGAGGAAGAGGAATGAAAGTAAAAAATTTTCTAAATGTAATGCGCCCAACTCGGACATACAAGGTTATCTGTAATGGATTGGTTGCAGAATTTGAGCCAGATGAAACACTCCCTGATATTATTGCGTCTGCTGAGTTAATAAGAAGCACAAAGGATAAGAAAACAGGATGTGTTGTGCTAGAAATCAAATCAGAGGAGGAAGAACATGAGAATCATTAGTCAGGACAAAGAGTTTGATTTGCCTTACGAGGAAACAACAATTCGAGCTTTCGACAATGGAACAGTAGCTGCATTTCCGTTAACCGATTTGGAAAGTGATGATTTTATTGTAATGGCGAAATATTTCACCAAAGAGAAAGCAATCAAAGCTATGGAAATGTGTAGACAGGAATACGGTAAGGTTTTCGGCTTTCAGGGCGGAGTTAGTGCAATTACTGGTGTTATGACACAATCAGTATTATTTACATATCCGAAAGTATTTCAGTTTCCAAAAGAAGAGGAGGTCGAAGATGAATAATCAGCAAGCAATAGATAGATTAGTGAAACATCTTGAATGTGGATGGTCTAAGGAAACAGTAGAAGCCATTGAAATGGGGATACATGCACTAAAAGAAACACAGTGGATTCCAGTGAGTGATAGACTTCCGAAGAAGCCAGAGATTGACGGTGATTCAGATAGCTACATTGTGCAGACAAGACGTGTTGCACAGCCGTTTATCGGCTTATGGGATGGAAGAGAATGGACAGACGAAGAAATTTATGTTGTGGACGAAGTAATAGCATGGATGCCGTTACCGAAGCCGTATAAGGAGGTCGAAGATGGAAATTAAAGAAGCTATGGAGATATTGGAGAAAGACATACATACAGAAGTTCCGAAAGCAGCTATTAGCGCAAGAAAGCATGATGCAGCTGTGCGAATGGCTCTCGTTGCGTTGGAAAAGCAGATTCCAGTAAAGCCGATTATCTTAGACCAACTGAACGGAGATATCGACTACGAATGCCATATGTGTGGCAAACAGGTAATGTCGGATGCGGAAAGCAGAAACAACTATTGTGGCGAATGTGGTTGTAAATTTGATTGGAGTGAGATTGATGAAAAAAATGAAACCATGTCCGTTTTGCGGTTGCGGAGACAGGAGAGTAGGAATTCGTAGGATGGGCAGTAATGGATATAGAGTTTGCTGTTCAAGGTGCGGAAGTCTCGGACCTCATGTGTCAGTGAAGGAATGGAACGGACAGAAGGAAATAGCACAGAAAAAAGCAATAGAAAAATGGAATGAAAGGCTGTGAAACAAATGAGACTGATTGATGCTGATAAGTTGATACTCCACCTGAATGATTATGCTTTGCAAGAAGCTCCGTTCGGACGCAATGACGGTAAAAATCAGAAAGAAATCTACGATACAATACAAGAGTGCATGAAAGCAGCAGAAGAACAGCCGACAGCGTTTGATGTGGAGAAAGTTATTGAAATACTTGGAATACTAAGGGAAGAATCAACACATGTTTCTTGTCCTGATGAAGAATGCGAAGATTGCAAGTATTTTGGCGACTGTAATGACTGTGATTATGCAGATGTACATGCATTAGATAAAGCCATTGAAATTGTTAAGAGAGGTGGAATAGATGAAGAACAAAGAGAAGTATGCAAAAGAGATTGTGGAGATTGCTTGTGATGGTAATGATATTGCTTTCAACAAAAACACTGGAAAATTAGAAAGTTGCGAGTCATTAAATTGTCATGAATGCCTATTTTCAAGATATGACAACAAGTCGTGTAACGATGTAATAAGAGAATGGGCAGAATCCGAGTACATCGAAAAGCCAGTGATAAGCAAGATGGATAGAGCGTTTTTGGAATATCTTAGAGAAGATGCAAAATGGATGACCAAGGAAAACGGCAGTGAAATTTCTGTGTGGATGACACAACCGAATAAGGACAAGTATACTAACATGTGGACGGATGGTTTATATAATTGTTTGAGCACGTTCAACATTGACTTCCCAATGGTCAAATTGAGCGACTCCAAACCGTGGCTTATCGAGGACTTGAAGAAGTTGGAGGTAGTTGAAGATTATGAATAGAGAGATTCTTTTTAGAGCGAAGAAAGTAGACGGTGGAGAATGGGTTGAGGGATATGTGGTTCAAAGATATGATGCATGGTTCATATATGACATCAACAACTCTGATACGTGCAGACAAAACAACTACTTGATTGATGAAAATACCATTTGCCAGTATACAGGACTGACCGACAAGAACGGAAAGAAAATATATGAGAATGACATTGTCCAGATTGGATGTTATAAGGGAATAGTTGAATATGAATACGGAAGTTTTGTGATTAAGTGGAGCAATGCTAAATTTCTCAGAAACGATATTGGATATTGGACTAGATTAAATGGTTTCTACATTGTCGGTAATGTATATGACAATCCGGAGCTGCTGGAGGAATGCAATGAATAAACGCAACAGAAAAGAAATGAAGCATGACCAGGACCAGCACTACGGTGGCATGATCGCACATTGCGACAGCGACACGGCAAAAGAAAGCTTTTCCAGACCGGTATACGGATCCAGACAGGAATTGGAAGATGCAGAACAGGAGAAGTATCTGGCAGAGTGGAATAAGAGACTAAAAGAGAGGAAGAAGAGAAAAGATGAAAGAAATTAGACCAGATCACTACAAGCAGACAAGCCTTGAATGTTTTTCTGTGATGAAATTGTTTTTAGGGAAAAGAGGTTTTGTGGCATTTTGTATGGGAAATGTTTTCAAGTACCTTTGGAGACATGAATCCAAAAACAAGAAACAGGACATTGATAAGGCCGGCACTTATCTGTTACAGTTAGGTAACATGAAAGCAGACCTAGAACTTACAGATTCAGAAGAAAAGAAACTTGCTTTGCTGAATCAAATGTTTTTAGATGAATCCGCAAAGTATGACGAGGTGTAGTATGAATGAAGCAGAAAGACAATATAAACAATATGTCAAAATTTTCGCAAGAACATACGGTACAACAATTGAAGAGGCAGCGGAAACAAGAATGTGTAAAGAGTACAAAAAGTATTGCGAAGAGGTATTCAGTGTTGGAATACCTGATGAAATTTCAAATGAATAATAGTAGATAATAACCGTTATGGAAAGAGGGGATGGTGTATGAAGCTATGTAACTGCGTATCAAGTGAAATTGAGTATTATATGCTTAAATGCAACTTTACAGAGGAAGAAGAAAAAATATTCTTGATGTTATCAAAAGGGAAAACTGCAACGGAAATTTCCGAAAAATTATCCCTATCTGAATCAACTGTAAACAGAAGGATAAAAAACATAATGTCCAAAGTAAATGAGGTGATAACGATGAAAGAGAACTGGGTTCCTATTTGGGAAAAGGTAATGCTTACTGTGGAAGAAGCGTCACAATACAGCAATATTGGCGTAAATAAGATAAGTTCATTACTTAACGAACCTGGATGCTCATTCCTATTCTGCGTTGGTAAAGGTAAACGATTGGTAAAAAGAAAGGAATTTGAAAAGTTTATAGAAAAAACACTTGAGGTGTAAGTATTGAAATACGAGCCATTATATAGTAGTATGTAGCTGTATAGTGGCTCTTTTTCAAAATGAAAGGGGCAAAAATAATGGGAAAGGATTTAAAAGGAAAAGAACTAGGAATTGGAATAACTCAAAGAAAAAACGGGACTTATCAAGGGAGATATAAAGATAGGTTTGGCAATTCAAAGACAATATATTCAAAAAAGTTATCTGAATTGAGAAAAGATCTTGCTGTTAAAATCGCAGAAAATGAAACATTTGTAAGCGTAAGAGAAAACATAAAATTGGATAATTGGTTTAATCAGTGGATAAAGATATATAAAGAAAAGAGCGTACGCCCTAATACTCTTAGAGAATACACTCACATATACAATAAGAATATATCACCTTTTATAGGAAATCGCAACATAAATTCTTTGGTTAAATCAGATATTCAAAGAATAATAGCATTGGCTCATACAAATGGATATGGGTATGAAAGGCAAAATAAAATCAAAGTTATATTGTCAGATCTAATGGGTAGAGCTCTTGAAGATAATTTGATTTCAAAAAACCCGGTTTTAGGAGCAAAAGTTATAGATAAGAAGGAATCTAAAGCCAAATCTCTTACGCTTGAAGAACAGAATATTTTCTTTGAATATTGCAAAAATACATTTTATGATAATATGTTTAATGTTGCAGTAAATACCGGAATGAGACCTGGAGAACTTTTTGCGCTGACAGAATCAGATGTAGATTTCGAAAATGGGTTCATTGATGTAAACAAAACGTTAGTGTACCAGAAGTATCTTACAGATACCAGAAAGACTTTTCACATAGAAGAACCAAAAACAAAGCAAAGCTATAGGAAAGTTCCGATAAACAGCGTTTGTAAAATATATCTTGAAAGACAGATTCAACAAAAAGCGATAGTATCAATCAAGAGGCCAAAAGAACAGAATGATTTTTTGTTCACTACAAAGTACAATACTCCGATAAATTCAGTAATATATGCAGATGCTATACATGCAGTTATAAGAGAAATAAATTTGTTGAGACCTAATAATGATTTGTTCAAAAATTTTAGTGGACATACATTCAGACATACATTCGCCACTCGATGCTTTGAACATGGAATTGATGCGAAAGTTGTTCAATCATATTTAGGTCACGCAAGTGTTAAAATGACTCTTGATTTATATACTCATGTTACGAAAGAAAAGTCTTTTAATGATATTGAAAAACTGGTAGATAATACGCCAAATAATATCGTAGATTTTAAACAAAAAATTTCATAAGTGTGTAAATGGTGTGTAACTTACACACTAGGCAGAAGAGAAAAGCCTTAAAATAAAGGGTTTTCGGAGCATTTTGTACTAAACTTTGTAAACTTACTATGTTTACCAGACAACTCCGTATGATCTGTATGGAACACCGTTCTAATACTGAGTTTATAAGGGTTTCAAGCAATTTGGCATACACACTGAATTTCATAAAATTACACGTATTTACACGAATTTACACAGCAAAAGTGTGTAAAAAGTGTGTACGGTACACAGCAAAAGTGTGTACGAAAAATAGTAAATAAAATAGAGCCACTATATGACATAAATATGAGAAGAAAGTGAACGCTTCCTTCTCTTTTTTATGCGAAAATTTAAATATGAGGAGATGATATACATGTTTTCAGATGAGCTTCTTGAAAGAATATTTTGTGATGAAAGAATGAAAGATATCCCGCTTTGCATCCAGTCGACGGTTGTCCATGTCGTAGAGGATGCGCTCGAAAATAGATACTATACTGAAAATGTGTATATGACGAAAGAAGATATACTTAACGACGTTTGTAATAAAGGTTAGGAGGATATGCCATTATGTATGAAAATCCGTATGTGGGAAACCAATACATGCAACAAATTCCAAGGTACAACGGAATGCAATATCAACAGATGCAGCAACCTGTTTATCAAAATCCGGTTCAGCAAGCTCCAACACAACAACAGGCGGCTGTGCCACAACTTATCGGGCGTACTGTAAATAGCGTAGACGAAATAACAGCCAATGACGTACCGATGAATTATCCATATGCAATCTTCCCGAAGAACGATCTTTCAGAGGTGTACTTAAAATCGTGGACACCGAATGGCACGATTCAGACGATCACTTTTAAACCGGAGATAAATACTACTCCTAACAACACAAATCGTCAGGAAAGTGCAAATACGAAAGCTACGGAGGAAATTATGAGACGTTTTGACGAATTATCCGACCAAATCAAAGAAATCGGAAATTCCATTCCGAAACCGACAGCAAAAACAAGATCAGCTACATCTAAAAAGGACGGTGAAAGCGAGTGAATATCATGAATGTCTTTCAAATGATCAATAGTGGAAATCCAAAGCAAATAGTCATGAGAATGATGAACGACCCGCAAATTTCAAACAATCCTATGGCTAAAAACATGTTCGAAATGGCTAAAAATGGAAATTTAAAAGGAATAGAAGAAATGGGAAGGAATATTGCAAAAGAAAGAGGGGTTGATTTTGACAAAGCGTTTTCAGATTTCAAGAATCAATTTACGAAATAAAATAGCTACTAAATTCTTGCAAGATTTAAGTATACAAAATTTAACAGGAGGTAAAAACTATGTTTAATTCAACAAATTCACCTTTCACAATCCCTGTAACTCCTTATGATGGAAACAGAAGCGACGGTTTTGGAGACGGTAACGGTTGGTGGATTATCCTTTTTGTTCTTTTCTTCGCTTTCGGAGGATGGGGAAACGGAGGATGGGGCGGTAATGGATCAAATTCTAGTTACTACACTGATTCCGCATTGCAAAGAGGGTTTGATACACAGAATATCGTCGGAAAGCTCGACGGAATCAACAACGGCTTGTGTGATGGATTCTATGCCGTGAACAACAGTATGCTCACTGGATTCAATGGCGTAAATACAAACATCATGCAGACTGGCTACGGAATCCAACAGGCCATTAATGCAGACACAATCGCAAATATGCAGAACACCAACGCTTTGCAGTCGCAACTTGCAAATTGCTGTTGCGAAACAAGAGAAGCTATTCAGGGCGTAAACTATAATATGGCAACAAACACCTGTGCACTTCAGAACACAATGAATACGAATACTCGTGATATCATTGAGAGTCAGAACGCAGGCACCAGAGCAATCCTTGATTATCTTTGCAATGAAAAAATTTCTACTTTACAGGCTGAAAACAATGATCTTAGGCGCGCAGCTTCTCAGGACAGACAGAGTGCATTGCTTACAACCCAGATGGCTGCTCAGACAAACCAGATTATCGACGCAATAAGACCTACACCGGTACCATCATTCCCAGCTTCTAACCTTTATGGTTATGCTTATAACAACTGCGGATGTAATGGATGTGGTTGTTAATGACCAATAATCAAAACGGAAACTATTCTTTTCTTGATATGTTGACTGTCTTTTCCGTTATCTTGCAGATGATTGGATACGACAAAGATCAGAAGCAAACGTCTAATGATGATTTGCTAAGAGCCTTGCAGAGACAGGACAGGGAGTATCTCGAGAAGATAATTTCCAATCAAAATCAAATCTTGGAGATTCTTTCCAAGACGGAAGAGTAACTTAACTTAAATGTTATGTCTGCTATAAGCAGTATTACGAATACAAGGGGCAGACTAAAAATAGTTTGTCCCTTAAATTATGGAGGTAAAAACTATGGCTGAATATTTAGCTGTTTCTGCTCAAGAAGTAGCAGTAAACGGAAATGTTGTATTTACAAACACGGCAGTTCAAGGAAATAACTGCATCAAACATCGTGAGGGTTCTGGAATCGTAACTCTGAGAGGAATCACAAATCAGTGTAGAGCACGTTATTTTGTTGATTTTTCAGCAAATATCGCAGTACCGACCGGAGGAACAGCTGGAGCAATCTCACTCGCAATTGCAATCAGCGGAGAGCCGGTTCTATCTTCTCAGATGATTAGCACTCCGGCAGCAGTTGACCAGTATAATAACGTATCTTCTGGCATCTATATTGACGTACCAGCCGGATGTTGTGTGAATATTGCTGTTGAGAATACAAGTACACAGGCAATCAATGTAGCAAATGCAAATCTTGTTGTCACACGTGAAGCGTAGGAGGTGAATGGTATGCATATCAAGAGAATTCATGAGATGATAGAAAGCCTTACTGAGTGTACAAAAGAAGCCATCGAGAGCGATCAGACGTGCGTTGGGTCATATCCGATTGGTGAGGTCGTAGATATGATTAAAGACCTTGCTGACGCTGAATATCACGCAAGAATCGCAAAAGCAATGGAAGAAGCCGAAGAGGACGATAAGGAAGAAGAAAAGTATCTTTTGAAGCGTTTTAAGGAAGAATATGGAGATGATGAAGGAAGACGGTACTATGATGAATGGCGCTATTCTTCCGGAAGATTTGCCCCAAAAGGAAGAGGTATGCGTAGAGGATTTGACGAGACTCCTTACTGGCATATGACTCCTGAAATGTACAGAGATATGGACATTGACATGGATCGCATGTATTCATATCCTAGAAAAACAGGACGTGAAAGAAAAACTGATAGGAATTATTACGGCGGTGATTCCAGTATGAGAGATTCCAGGGAGGGAAAGAGCGGAATGAGCAGAAAAACCTACATGGAGTCAAAACAGATGTACTCTAGTGATACACCGGAGAACAAACAGCACAAAATGAGAGATCTTGAAACCTATATGAGAGAACTTTCCGATGATGTTACAGAAATGATCTCCGATTCTACACCGGAAGAAAAAACAATGTTGAAAGCAAAACTACAGACTCTTGTGCAGCACTTATGATTTTTGAAATAAACGGTGTGGAGTGGCATGTAGAGTTTGTAGCACCAGGAAGTAATCTTTTAAGGCGTAGTGATGGTTCTCTAAGTGTTGGGGTTACTGACAATCTTACCAGAACAGTATATCTTTCCAATTTGTTACACGGGAGATTCCTTGATAAGGTAATTTCTCATGAATTATGCCATGTTTGGTGCTTTATGAACAACATATATATGCCGATAGAAGTAGAAGAGCAAGTTGCTGACTTTCTAGCCACTTACGGGCGTGATATTTTTGATATGGCAGATTTTGTTTTGAGTAATCTTACGGTAAACGAAATTTACGCATAATTTTTAAATTTCTACCATTACGCATGTCCACTTCTTCTGATATAATAATAATTGTCCAGAAGATAAGTACACTTCATTGTCTCCAGCAAAAGGCGGTACGAAAACAGAGTCTTGAAATATAGGCTCTGTTTTTACTCAAAAGGATTTTAAGTTTTTGACATTGACTTTTTTATATATTTATTGGTATCTTGTTTGTAAAGACAAAATACTCCAGTGAATGTGCTGGATAAAATAGAACGGAATAACGACCAGTGAAGCGACTGGTTACTAATTGAACGGAGCAGAGTCTATTAAGTTAGGCTCTGCTATTTCTGACAAAAAAATAAGAGTTGCCAACCGACCAAAGTGAACAACTCTTAATGCAACCAATTCCGAAAGGATATTGATATGTTTATCATACCACATCTTTTCGGAAAAACAAACGTTTTTTAGAAAAGGAGTACAAAAAAATGGAACAGACAAAACTTACAGTATTTAACAATGAAGAATTCGGTGAAATAAGAACAGTAATAATTGATAACAAACCGTGGTTTGCTGGAAAGGATGTAGCTGTATCGCTTGGGTATAAGGATACATCAGATGCACTAAAAAAACACGTTGCAGACGAAGACAAGCTGACTCGGTGTTTTGCCGACTCAGGTCAGAACAGACAGATGTATATCATCAACGAATCTGGTTTGTACGCTTTAATCTTCGGAAGCAAGTTGGAATCAGCAAAGAGATTCAAACATTGGGTAACATCCGAAGTTCTCCCATGTATCCAAAAGAACGGAATCTACGCAACAGATAACGTGATTGATAATATTTTAAATAATCCGGATTTCGGGATCGAGCTTCTAACCAGATTAAAAGAAGAACGGTCAGCAAGAGTAGAAGCAGAACGTACCAATTCTATTTTGATGCATGTTAACAAGACCTACACAATGACTGAAATTGCAAAAGAAATTGGTCTGAAGAGTGCTGTTGAATTGAACAAAATTCTTTCTGATAAAAAGATACAATACAAAGTAAACGGAACATGGGTTATGTATTCCGATTATAGCAATTGTGGATACGAAGAAATAAAGCAAGACGTTCTCGATAGCGGACGTGTTATTTACCACAGAAGAATAACTCAGCTTGGAAGAAAATTTATACTCAATTTATTTGATATGAAAGCTGCATAACCACCAAAAAAAGCGACCTACGTAGGTCGCTTATTTTTGTGGTGTTATTTATTTTTTGGAGTTTTTACTAATGCAATAATAGCAAGTACAACATTTATTGCACACCAAGCTGCCCAAATTTTAAGATCTAAGTAGCTTCCAGCTAATGCAAGACCAATGATTGTTGCTAATCCAAACAGTATGATAAGAGCAATATTTCCGCCTTTTCCTTTTGAGTTCCTTGTAGCAATTGAAACAATTCCGCCTGCCAATAAGAAGATCGCAACTAATACTCCCGCTGAACCTCCAACTTCTCCATTATCTGATAATGTGTTGCTGATTCCGGCTGCACATGACTGAAAAGATACAATCAAAAACAGCACGATTGACAATATACCAGATACTAATTTCCAAACTTTCATTCCTTTTTGCCCCTTTCGATAAGTGATTTAACCATATTTTACTATATATTTTTATATATTTCAATAGTAAGTTAATTTGCCGATTTTGATGTATACTGGGCTGACATTAAAGAATTTGGAGAAATCGAGTTTTCCGATTTTAAATCGGGAAACCAAAAAGGCGGAAGGCCTAAAAAATTAAATAGCTTACTAATGTAAAAAGAACTGCCATATAATTTTAGGTAGTTCTTTTTTATTAAAATTCATAAAAACCTATTGACTTTTGTCATAACAAATATTATACTTTTGTCATAACAAAAAAGAAAGGAGGTTTTAAGATGTCACCGAGAACTGGAAGACCCACAACCGACAAAAAAGCAAATAGGGAAAGTTTTCGGTTTTCTGACAGCTATATCGAAAAGTTAAATTACTGCGTCGAAAAGACAGGAATGTCGAAAACAGATGTTGTCAGAAAAGGAATAGATTTGGTATATCAGTCTATTCTAAATGAAAAACAAAAATAGAGTAACCGTTGTGAGCTTGCAAACCTAAACGATTACTCTAAGAAACTACAGAAGCATTAACTTCTGACAAAACTATCATATCATTTGTTGATGCTTCTTACAAGAGCAATATATAAACAGGAGAATATGTAATGAAAACGATAACAAAAGATGAATTAACAGAGGTAATGAATGAACTGGATAACAAAACAAAAGAGCTGTCAAGCAGAGAAATAAGTGAGAAGTTCTCAAAAGAGTTCTTTTCTTTGCTGACCGTGGCTGACTTTGCTACACTTGGCAAGACAAAAGCACTTATTTATGCGCTTAAGCTTGGATATCTGGCAGGCAAGAACGAGAGATAATGTGCAAACGGGGCAGAGTGTAACAACTTTGCCCTGTTGCTTTGTGGGTACAATCTATTATGCTTTGTGGGTACAATATGTTTGGTTTGTGGGTACAACGTATCGTAGTTTGTGGGTACAATATGTTATGGTTTGTGGGTACAATCTATTATGCTTTGTACCCACAAAAGACAGGAGGTTTTATCATGAATGTTAAAGAAAGTGCAAATCCGAAGAATCATACTCTTAAATTCAGATATGATGACGAAATCGAAGAAAAATTAAGGTATCTTTCGGAAAAGCACTTTGTATCTAAGTCCGAGATCGTCAGGAAAGGGATTGAAATTCAATATAATGAGGAAAATGAGTAATTTGGTATTGACTTTTGCCAGACAAAATGTATAATATAATTATGCCCGACAAAAAAGTGAGGTGATAATGATGCCGAAAAAGTTAGGCAGACCAACAGATAATCCGAGACCGAACAAATTAAGTATTCGCATAAGTGATGCTGACAAGGAGCTACTTGAAAATTATTGTGAGAGGGAAAACGTCAACAAAACTGAAGCTATCAGTCGAGGTATCAATTTGTTGGATAAAAAATAAAACAACCGTCAGAACCTAGCAAAGTCAAACGATTGTTTTATTAAGCACCCACAAAGGGAGTGTATGTAAATTATACCACTGCATACCTCCTTTTGTAAATCGATTATTTATATAATAGGAGGTATTTTATTATGGATAACAGACAAAAATTACATCAAATGATAGACAGAATCGATAGTGACAGAGCACTTGCGTACCTGGAATCATTCATCAAGCACTGGATTATTGAGTTTTCCATTGATCTTAAAGGAGGACATGGATATGAAGAATAATATGCAAATGCTCAATGCGACTCTGACTTCTCTGGAAGTTGCAAAGATGATGGAAAAGAGACATGATAATCTAGTTAGAGACATTCAAAAATACAGTAAATACATTGAAGAATCAAACAATTCTTTAGGACTCGTTAAAAATGACGAGTCATCCGAAGAAGAAAAATTTAACGCCCTCAAAATTGAGGTGGTTAAAAATAACCAGCGCAAAAATGCGCGCGTTGAAGATGGTTTTATTGATTCAACCGAATTTTGGACTGATTCTACCTATTTAGATGGAAAAGGTGAAAGCCGTCCTTACTACAACATCACCAAGAAAGGCTGCGAGTTCATTGCGCACAAGTGTACCGGAAGAAAAGGAACGGTCTTTACTGCCAGATATATCAACAGATTTCACGAAATGGAGCATGAAATCACTGGAAAACGCCTTGAAACCAAGGGAAAAGTGCCAAATGTGGCGAATTGTCCAGCACCACCGGCGAAAAACTGGTATCGGAAGAACCTTTGGAAGATAAAACCATGTGCTGTTAAAATGTATTGTTCCGTGGAAGAATTTCTGGATTTTCTGTTTGAATACTTGAATAATTTCTTTGATACTTTGACAGCAAAGGAAATATATGAGGAACAGACTGGAAATAAGCTTGAAAAAGACGTTGATTTGCTTGATTTCTTCCCAGATATGGGAGAACGTGCACAGGAAATCCTTGACTTTACTTATAGCTACAAAATGGACAAATAAATTATATAACTGTATTTATATAACAGAAGTTATATAACAGAAGTTATATAAATACAATTATGCGAAAAAAACATAAAACAACTGCAAAATCAAGGCTTTTCATGCAATCATATTATAACGGAAGTTATACTTGTAATAATCTAACTTCCGTTATATAATGGTAGTTATATAACATGAGTTATATTCAGAAAGGAAATGATGCTATGAAAAAGACATTGGATTCTCAAATTAAAGCTGTTCGTAAGTATGAAAAGGAACGAGAGGTATTCCGTATTGTTTTGCCAAAGGGAACAAAGGAAAAAATAACATCATACGGCTATACATATAACGCTTTTGTTAACGAAGCTGTAGCAATGATGTTCAAATCTCTGGAAAATGGCTCTGAAACATCTGAGAAACAGGAAATTATTTCCGCTGAATCAGTGCCGGAAACCAATGTGAAAGAAAAGAAAATGACCATTCAACAGCTTCAGGAAATGCTTAACGAGAAATCGGAAAACAACAGGATCATGAAAGAAGAAACTGCCAGAAAGAAGAAAGAGAAAGAAGAAGCAAGCAAGAAAGAAGAGGAAGAGTGGTACAAAAAATACGTGGAAAAAATCAGGAAAAAAGCGAATGGCGAAGATGTTCCGATTGACGAAGAAAAAGAATCTGCCAGACGTGCCACGATTGCCAAGGCAAACTTTGAAGACGAGGTGTAAAAGGGAAGAAAAATAAATAAATTTTTTTCAAAAATCCGAAAAAGTCGCGCGTTTTAAGGGGGTTTTTCTAGCCACTACTGCCCTTCTAAAAAAATTTCACACCCCAAAACAAAATATGCAATTTTTTTGCAAACAAAAAATATGTCCGGGAAGACGTTCAGTTAGACAACTTCTTGAGCATATTTTTTATGTCTCTGTATGTGGTTGTTATATACCTGTTGCGCGTGTATTTGACCGTATAACGGCTTTCAATCTATTAAGGCACAAGTTATCGAATAATATGTCTGGAAGCCTAAAAACGTCAAATACACGTTTGCACAGGTGGCGCGATTTCCTACAAAATGTTTGTAGTTATTAACAGAATAACACAGCTTTTTTATTTTGACAATAATTTACATAAAAAATACAGCCCGGATTTCTCCAAGCTGTAAAATTTATAATTGGTATGCTACCGCATAGCATAAAGCATATATCAAGTAAATTGTCAGCAACCGGACAGAAAACCGGATCAGCTTCTTTACTTTTCTTTTTAAATATCTCTTAGCCATTTCTTTTCCGTGCGTGATCTGCGTTACACCCAAATATGCGTCAATAGCTGCATCGTTTGCGCGTGCTTCTTTTTGGTTCTCTGCTTCTGGAAGAGATAATAAAAATTTATGATAGTCTTTCAGTTCTTCCGGCGTGAGCTGCTCAAGCTTTTCAATTCTTGCGGATTCTTCCGGGGTTAATGTATATTCTTTTATCATGGTTGTGTCCTCCCTAATTTAAACACTGATCTATTTTCTCGGCTAAATGTGGAAATGCTTCTGTGATTTCTTGAATGCTATCGGCGAAATAATCGCCGACAATTTTACCGAAAATATAAATATTTCCAGAGTAGAAACATCCAAGATCGTTAAAATAAATATCTAAGCCGGTAGCCTGTTCTTTCGTGTCTTCGTACCACATATCAATTTCTATCATGTCTATTCCTCCTGATCTGTTCAAGGTTTCCGGGGATTGCTCCCCGGTTGGTCTGTCTATTTGCGTGCGCCTTTCTCAAGTTCTCTGTAAAGAAGGTTGCAAGCTAATTTCTCCGCCTTGTCCTCTGTGTATCTTTCCTTTTCTCCCTCTGTCTCTTCGAGGATGTTTCCAAGAAAGTCGATCGCTGATCTGAGAAAAATATCATCAGCAACCGGGAACGCTGTTGGAAGTCCCTGCATCCAGTCCATGAACATTTCACTTTGGTTTGCTCTGCCTGCGATGTAATAACGGTTATTTTCTAACTTTTCAATTCTGAACGCCTCCAGGATGTCTGCGCAGATCTCGTTAAAATCTGTCTTTGCTTCTCTGCCTTCGAATGTGTAATATTCGCTCGCCGCTTCGTAGCTGTCCATGATCTCTTTTTTGATGTTCTCCATTGCCTTTTTGCTGTTTGTTCTTAACATTGTTTTTTTCCTTTGCTCCTGATATAATGGAGCTACCTTTCTTTTGATTGGTGCCGATCGGGTTTAGTTTCCAGCTGTTCCGATCGGCTTTTTGTTTGTTTGCTATGGTTATATAACACATTAAAAGTAATGTTTATGCAATTGACAAATACACCAAAAATAATGCATTTTACAGTTGACATTATTGTGCATTATTTATAATGTAAATCACTTGAAATAGATTTATAAATAATGTATAATGACATATAACAAAATATGGAGGTGAAACAGATGTTTGTGTACAAATTTAACGTATTAGAAAGTCTGAAAGAAGCCGGATACACTCCCGGAAGACTAAGAAAAGAAAAGCTTCTAGGCGAGAACGCTATACAGTCGTTGAGAAAAAATGAAATGATAGGCATTATAGCATTAGAAAAGATATGCAAGTTGCTAGACATGCAACCCGGAAACATTATAAAATATGTAGAAGATACGGAAAAATAAAACTTTAAAAATAATGCAAAACATATTGACAATACTTTAAAAATAATGTATTATAATACTTGTAAGGTCAAGATAAAGACAGTAACGCACGTGCGGAAAATATAGTTTTTTGGAGGTAGAAAAAATGAATGAAGTTGTAAAAAAGGCGTATGAAAAGAATAAAGAGGAATGCGAATGGAATTGCGGTTACCTTCCAGACGTAGAAGTCGGAGAAAATGTAGAAATCAATGACATTTGGGATGGAAACGGCGAAAATCCGACAGAAACCGGGTGCGATTCTGTAAGTTATAAAGTTACCGATAGCGATTGGATCAATTATTGTTTCGAAGTTGTAGAAAAGAAAGAAAGAGAACTGGATACCATAGTAAAAATCACAGCAATAGAAATGTTATAACGGAGAAAAACATGCAGTTAGCTATGAATTATATCGGATTGGAAAATTTAGAAGATCTGGCGCTGAAATACCACAAACCGGCGCCAGCTATTTATGTTTATGTCGGTCTGGATGGAGAAATAAAAAACATTGTGAGAAATGCAGACCGAATAGAATTTAACACTAAATGCAAATTTATTGATTACTACTCAGGGCTTGTGTCTATGCAGAAACCTATAAAAAGTAAATTGATTCTAAGTAATAACTGGTGTACATTCTGGTGCAGAAATGTGGAAAAATTAAAGGATTCGGATATTGACGAATACTTTGAAGCTGCCGGACTTCCAGAAAAATATTCTTGGTATGCAGATTTTATAAAAAATAGTATTAGGACGGTGGAAAAGAAAAGTGTAGAAGTCGTAAAGTTTTTCTTGCTGGAATCGGCGAAACTGTACCGGGAATTAGGTCTTAAAAACTGGATGGAGAAATCCAACAGTAAAACGGGAATTACGAAGAGATACAAAGGTTTTGGATATCCGCTTGGATGCTCGAATAATTCAAAAAAGCCTTATATATTTAGCCCGATACACCTTGTCACAGATGAAAAAGCGCTACAAGTCAAATTGTTTTATGATATTCTAAAAGGGTTAAGGCGTAGAGGATATGGTATATTATACGTTTCAGAAAGCCAATTTATACCACTAAAACGCGGGCAACTTCCAGATTATGAGATTATCGGTGGTATAGTAATAGCGTTCGAGATGGACAACGGAAACTCACATATAACGCATATAGATTCCGTTGTACATTATACGCCGTGGATTTAAATAGCAGCTTGACAAATCGGGAAAAAATGATAAAATAAAATTGTATTTTCAAAACAGTAACAAAAGTTGTTTGAAAATGTATTTATGTTTTATATTATAAACAGTAACATAAGATGTAAAAACAATAAAAAGATCAAGAAAAGGACAGTCAATAACGGCTGTCTTTTTTGTGCTTGTGGGTACAATGTTTCCAAAATGTATACAAATTGTTTCCAAAATGTTTCCGCAGATATAGATATAGATTTAGATTAAGATTAAGGTTTAGATTTAGAATTAAAAAGAGATATATTCTTCAAACCTCTTCGAGGTTCTCAGAATATACCCAGAAAAAGTCGCAAAATCAAAGTCCAAATTCCCATGGATTGCCACGCATTGCGATATCTCAAAAACTTTAAGAATTGCACTTGTATTTTTCTCTTTTGTTGTGTATTATATATATTAACAACGGAACCGAATCCCGCCAGTGTGATTACTGGCAAGTTGTCCCAGATGCCGTGCGAGGGAATAAACAGCTGCAAAGGATAGGAGAAGAGAGCAAGGACGGCAAGAAAGAAGTGTAACACGCTCACAGATGGATCATTACCAAGATCTATTTGTGGGCGTTATTTTTTTAGGTGTGGAGGTGTAGAACATGGCAAGGAGAAAGAAAGAACAAGAATTACAATCGGACGATGATTTGTGCATGGCTATAACTCCGGATAATCTCAAGACTGTGGTTAAAGACCTGATCACAAATTACTGTATCGACGCAGGCATTGACGAGAGTAACATACCGCCAGTGGTATGGCTGGATATTATAAACACGATACATGATACTGTCATAAAGCCTAATAGATTATTATTATATATCAATATGACCGACGTATCTTATGATGCTGATAAGGTGATGAATGCATATAATATATATAAACATATATGTTTGAGCCACAATCAGATATTAAATATTAAGGGGTTCTTAGATTTTACTGGAATAAATAGACAGACATTGTATAACTGGAATAGTGATAGTCAGTATCTTGTGGGGACAAATGATAGTAAAATATTAAATAGTCAGAGATTAGATATCGCTAAACTGATAATGTCTGACAATGAGCAGAGTTTAGAAGCTATGTTACAAGATCGCAAGACGAACCCAATGAAAGTATTGCCATCACTTAATCACTGGCACTCGTGGAATCTCCCAGGAGTCAGCAGAGAGAAAGAACGCGAGCCAATGCTCACAGCGCAACAGCTGCCAAGGCTCGGACCCGTAGAACCGGAAGGAATCGAAGAAAAAGATTGATATATTTTAATATTTCAATGCGCAGAAAACAAAATGATAAAATAAATCATTGAACACATTACGAAATTAAACGAACCTGTAGAAAAACGATGCTTATGTATGTGACAAATAAGTGTTTGTCGTATAGATTGAAAAATACAGATCAAACGGGGGAGGGGGTTAAATGAGAACTTGAAAAAGCCACTACTAAGTCCTCCGAATTCCCAAAAAAACAAAAAGACCACACTAAAGGAGAATCAATATGCTAATCAAAATCACTTTAATACTATTAGTTATCAGCATAGCTCTTTATATCATTGCAAGAGTATATTTCAATACTTTAAGTTACGGTGATAAATTCAGGCTTACTCGCACAACCAATTACAAAACAGGTGAGAAGATATTGTTTATGATTATTGAATTCACTTACATGATTACATTTGTGATTGCGGTTATAGCAGTTATTAGTTTGATTCTCAAATACCTGTAGGAGATGCTTTGAAAATGACAACAGTAAATATTCTTGGAACTGAATATAAAGTGATTAGGGAACCATTCAAAGATAAAGATATTGATGGTTATTGTGATTACACATCGAGAGAAATTAGAATCAGAGATGACAACGTAAATGAAGTTGGTGATTTCGATGAATTGATGCGAAAGCAGCTACGGCATGAGATTATACATGCTTTCCTTGCTGAAAGTGGATTACAAGCAAACTTTGAGCATTATAAGCAGTTCGGCCACGAAGAGACAATTGTTGACTGGGTAGCAATTCAGTTTCCAAAAATCATGAAAGCTTTCCAGGAAGTTGGTGCGCTATGATTAAGATGTTGAACAGATTATTTTGTAAACATGAAAAAGTTCTTCCGGCCGGAACAATTCTTGTAAAACAGGACGATGGCTCTTGGAAGACAGAACATAAATGGAAATGCAGAAAATGTGGAAAGGGGATTAAGAAATGAGAAAAGTATTAGCTTGGTTGATTTTGTTAGCCGGAATTATCGCCGGTTTATATGTTGGTGGATACCTGATGTTTATAAAGGAGATTTTAATTGCTTGCCATGCATTTGATATCGGATCGTTAACAGCGGTTTTAGTAGGTAAAACAATCATTAAATGCGTATTTGCAAGCGCGGTCGGCGGATTAATTGCATTTGTCGGATTTATTGGTTTTGGTATTATCTATAAAGAATAAGGCAGTGTCAGTAAAGACTCTAAAATCTCCAACTACTGCTTGAGGAATAAAAGAGCTGCGTGTAGATTGGCGGTAAAACGATATGAACCTTAAATAACCGCATAGTGCATTGCATGGCACGATAAATATTATTGCTGACCGTCAGATGGCGGTTATGGGGTCATAGCTCAGTTGGGAGAGCGTTTGCCTTGCAAGCAAAATGTCGAGGGTTCGATTCCCTCTGATTCCATTATGTGAAATTCAACTCAGTATCTTTACGGAGATATAAAACCAATTGAACCGATTTACGTAGTTGAAACAGATGATGGATTTTGCCACATTTCAGCTACCAGATGTTCAATAGATACGGAATTGAAAATCATTTGTTTTTACAATAAAGACTCTGTGAATGCTATGTTCAGGGTAGAAGATGTGAAAAACTTTTGGAGGGTTATCTGATGCTTGATAAAGAAATGCTAAAAGCTGTTGATATGTTTTATGAGATTTATTGTGAGTTTTACAAAAAATGCGGAGATAGGAACACTGCGATTCGGCTAACATGTGCAGTGAGTGGTGTGAAAGTGCCTGAATCACAAACGTTTTCGTTTTTGTTTAATGATAATCGGGTGCAATAGGAGAACAACATGACTGAAGATAGAATCATAAAAGAAAAAGCGCACGGAGTCGTACTTGAAACATCTTGCCAGATTGTGACGGATGAGATACAGAAACATGATGTATTTTACAATGCGCTGCTTGATGGAATCAGGTCGACAATTTGCGAATACGGACGCGGATGCGAAAAGGAAGCGTATGCATTGGCTGAAAAAATCACATTATTTCTTGCAGGAGAATAGAGATGCGGATATTTGGTAAAGAAATTACGGATGAATGCTCCAAATGTGGAAACGTACTTGAATGTGAGCTATTTCGTCAGGGGCACGGAATAAAGCAAGAGAGAATAAATATCCGAGAAATGGTTGAATGCCAGATGGAACACAAAGATAAATGGCAGAAAACAAATCAATGAGATTCTATCCCGTAAATGCTCAACGGGTGTGAATAATAATATATCACGGAGACTAAAATGAGAAGAGGACGACCACCGCCTAATAAGTGCAGAATCTATATCTTGATCGCTTTTAAAACTAAAACCTATAGTAATTAAAAAAACCATGCCGGAAACCATCAAACCGGCATGGATCATGAGAGAAAATGAGAATAATAAACCAAGACAAAACAAAATCAATTGAATTTTAAAATCACGACATATCTGTCGATGGAAAATATATAATTTCTGTTGGTGTGTCAAAGATGATACTCGGACAATACAACACAGAAAATAGAGCACGTGGAGTATTTGATAAAATCCACGAAGCGTATACGGAAAAAATGCCGTTTTACATTATGCCGATTAGTTAAAATTTCGATAGATTTTTTTCATGCGTGCGCTGGCATGAGCGCACTATCCTTTCATTACCCACTAGCGGAAAGCTGAATAAAAGACCGTCACAAGGTCTGGTTGGTTTCGTGAAAATCAACCCAGTATCTTTGCGAAGATATTGACAGTTATAGTCTGTAACTTCTTTTTTGATTTTATATTTATGGCGGTTTGGCAGACCGCTAAATAAGCCGTATTCCCATAATGGTATTGGAGATGTTTGCTAGGCATTCCGTAGGAAACGACTTGGAGGTTCGAATCCTTCATACGGCGTTTTTCAAGTTTTTGCGGTTCTTGGAAACGAGGAACTATTAACAGCCATCGCATTCTCTGGTAGTAAATCACATAAAAACCGCATTTACTATCTGCTATCATAGCTCAATTGGATAGAGCAGTTGATTACGAATCAACAGGTTTTCGGTTCGAGTCCGAACGGTAGCTTTCCGTGGTTGGTAACACGGAGTTGCACATTTTTAGTCCCTCGACTGGTTTTATTGCGGAGCGATATGTAATAGACGGCGGTCTTCCAGTCAAACAATTAAAGCAGGAGAGTGAAACGGATAATCACACAAGGTTCATACCATTGGAATAATGGGTTCGACTCCCATGTCTACTATTTCAAGTTAAGCGGTTCTTGAAAAAACACTTATTAACAATACGCACTATAGCCTATTCAAATAAGCATTCTCATACACTAAAAACCGTATTGCAAATTCCGAATATGATTACCTCGGTGCAGATGGATTTTTCAGTCCTGCCGAGATGCAAAGGTAACGAGATAGGCTTGTTCGAGATATTGGATAAGCTGATTCTTTCCACTGGAAGTGATTCCATTGGTGGAGATGGAAACCATCAACAATATGCCTCAAGAAAAAGCAAGAAAAATCATGAAAGATAGAGTAGCGAAATGGAAAGCGGAGCAAGAGGGCTTGTAGAAAGGAGAATTAAATATGAAGAAAGCAATGTTAAGTCAGCCAATGGGTGGAAAGACCGATGAAGAAATCGTAGAAACAAGAGAAAGGGCAATCAAGGTGCTTGAGGCAAAAGGGTATGAAGTCGTAAATACTCTTTTCACTGATGAATGGTACAGCCATGAGAATATGAAAAAGCGCGGTGTAGTACAGATTCCATTATATTTCCTTGCCAAGTCACTTGAAGAAATGTCGCTATGCCATGTAGTGTACTTCTGTAAAGGCTGGGAGAATGCAAGAGGATGTAAGATTGAACATGATGCTGCGGTTACTTATGGTTTGGATATTATTTATGAGGAGTAGAAAATTATGAAAGATTATATAGAAGTGAATGAAGCGAAATGCGATGAAGTACACAACTGTATGTGTACAAAAGAAGTTGATGGAAAAACATATTGTCGTGGTTGTGGAGATGTACAGCCAAAACAGGAGGACTAATTATGATTATCACAGGAATGGATCACTTTCAGAGTGTATGTAAAAAGAAACTTGTTGAATGGTATCAGAAGAACAGACCAGAGACACCAATTGATTTAAGTAATGTGTTTGTGGTTTGGTCATGTAAGATATTACAGAATTACAAATGCCTTGCATCGACTACTATCAGTGGTGATGGTATCTATGCAGAGTACACATACAATGGAGACAAACAGGAGTTGTATGAAGATGTGTACGGAAAGATTACAAACACCTGTCATACGGAGGAGTAAACAGGTGAAAAGTAATTGGAAAGTAAGTTTGATTCATGTCTTGCCGATTTTGGAGGTATTTTCAAATGATTTACCATGATAGAAACACGAAGAAAAGAATTGATGCTATTCAGTGGAATGGCATGAATATTTACGAAGTATCCTCTTTCGTTGGAACCAATGTAACTTGTCTTGAAAGATTTAATGATACTTGGTTAAAAATTAACGCAAGCTTCGGAAGTTTAATTATCCCGGAAGGCGGATATGTTATCAAGCATATGGAAAGTGGGAAGTGTGAATTTGATGTAGCCGGGAAGAAATATTTTGAAACCACTTATGAAAAAGATTGAGATTGGAATAAAATGCAATTTTTTACTTTTGGTCAATAGCTTAAAGGTAGAGCAATGGACTTTGACTCCATTTGTGGCGGTTCGATTCCGCCTTGGCTAGTTGTAAACGTGAATGTGAGGAGCGTAATATGAGTAAGCAAAAACAGTTTGATTCTCAAAAATTTTGTGATGCATACAACGCTTTTGCTAGTAGAAAAGTTACAATGGCAGAAGCAGCTAAAATGGCGGAAATGTGTGAGCCTACATTTAGAAAATACCTCAGAAAACTTTTGATGGGAGAACCGTTTCCTAAAGGTTTGTTTGAAGCAGAATACATATGGACGTTAAATGGAGATGCATACAAAGATGAGCAATAAGAAAAACGAAAAGAAAATAATATCTCGCTATGCTAGTATGTAACGGAGGACTTCGGAAACTATGATCCAGAATGAATGCGATAAAAAAGAAAAAATTGTCAAACAATTGTATATGTCACAAGGAAAAGTAACAGAATTGGTAGAGGCTGGATACACTGTTACAATCAGACCTGTTAAAGAGGGATTGAAAGTTACTTACCACAAGGAAAAAGTTGTGAAATAGGATGAACTATATTCTCACATAAAAATAATAAAGATCGCCATTGTCCGGATGCGGATGTGGAACAGAGAAGTGTCTCTTGACTTTTTTAGTTAGGAGGCACTTTTTTGTTATGGCAAGTGAATACTTGATAAAAACTGTAAATGGGTATGAAGACTATATAAAAAATCATGAAATTGACGGACAGGTGCTAAATGCTTATGTAATGGCTACTCAAACAGCTATTTGCACGGAACATGACATTAAATACGGCGTAAAAGTCTCAAATCGAGCAAAAGAAATTATCAATTATTTGATAAAAAAGCAATCAGGTGGCACATTTGCACAGCTTGAGGACTTTGCACAAGAAAATAAGACAGAATTTGAATTGATAAATATTTACTACAAGCTGCTAAAGATGGAAGCACCGGATGTTTTGGACAGCTACATGCTGTATGTTGAAAAAAACAGAAAAAGAAGAGATAGATTCTATGAACCGAGAAGAAAAACACTAAAGCTTGTAACAGACAAACTTCAACTGCTTGAAGATGATGAATTAGACGAATTGTTTGTCCACATGCCTGCCCGCGTAGGCAAGAGTCAGGAACTTACGCTTGCAACTTCTTGGAAGTGCGCACGCAATACAGAAGCAAGTAACCTGTATGTGACATACAAAGAAGGACTCGGAGGAGCATTTCTTGATGGCGTTATAGAAATCTGGACGGATCCGATCTATTGTTTTTCTGATATTTTCCCAAAAGCAATTATTGTAGATACGGATGCAAAAAATAATAAGGTGGACTTGCAGCGCAAGAAAAAGTACAAGTCTTTATCTGGAAAAGGTCTCACATCTGGTCTGAATGGTGAATACGATGCCTACGGATGGCTTATTATCGACGATATTCTGGAAGGTATTCAGGATGTATTAAACCCTGACATCTTGCGTAGAAAGCAGATTATCTTTGATAACAACGTAATGAAACGTAAAAAAGAAAAATGCAAAGTTGTATATAACGGTACAATTTGGAGTTTGAAAGATATTTACATGAATCGGCGTGATTTCTTGGAAAACAATCCAGAAGCACAAGATATTCGATTTGATGTACTTAAAATACCGGCTCTTGACCCGGAAACGGATGAGAGTAACTTTGATTATGATTATGGAGTAGGTTTTTCAACGAAATATTATCGTATTGAGCGTGCAAAATTCGAGGAAAATGATGATATGGCTGGATGGTATGCACAGTGCCAACAGGAACCGATTGAACGTGACGGAGCGGTATTTAGTCAGGAACACATGAAATTTTACAATGGAGTACTTCCAGCTGAAGAACCATACCGCATCTGCGCAGCGTGTGACGTTGCACTTGGTGGAGAAGACTATTTGGCTTTTGCTGTAGCATATATGTATGAAGATGGATCGATTTATATTGATGATGCCATATTTGATAATTCTGAAAAGAAGATAACTAAACCGAAAGTTGTTGATATGATAATTGATCACAATATCGGAAGTGCGTATTTCGAAGCTAACCAAGGAGGAGAGGGATACAAAGACGAAGTAGATACGATGCTTAGAGAAAGAGGACACAAAATAAACCTTGTTTCCCAGTATGCACCTACTTCAATGAGAAAAACTCAAAGGATTTGGGATAAAGCCGGCTCTATTCGTGAATGGTATTTCAGAGATACCGGGTGCAGAAGTCAGGAATACAGGGCATTTATGAGAAACTTATTTTCTTTTACGATAAAAGGAAAAAACAAACATGAAGATGCACCTGACTGTCTGGCGTCTTTGGCATATTTTATCGAAGGAACCTGGGAACCGTCAAAAGTTGAAGCTGTACATAATCCGTTTAGAGGGGGGTACCGGTAATGAATGCAAATTTTCCGACAAAAGAGAATTTGTCCGAGTATAAGGCAATGCAATTGGAAATTGAGATGATAAAAAAAGAAATAAAAAAAACAGAAGACTCCATATCAGATCTTGTTGCAGAAGGTACCGTGTGCGACAAAGTAACCGGAGGTCTCGGAGGAATACAGGGATTTAAAATTGAAGGATTTCCAATATCACTTTACGAAAAAAGAAAAAAACTTCTCAGAAAAAAGGTCAACCGTTTGAGAGCAAAAGAAAATGACTTAATTGAATATACAGAAGAAATTGAATCATTTATAGACACAATTCCAATGAGCAGAGATAGGCAGATTTTTAAGTGCGTTTTTATCGAAGGAATGACCCAACAACAGATAGCTGATAATTTGTCGATCGATAGAAGTTTAGTAAGTAAAATTATAAGCAAATATTTATAAGTTTCACACAATTCACTAAAAAAATGGTGTATTATTATAATCAGAGAAAAAGAATAAAAAATTCTTTAACCGGAAATGTCCTTCTGAAAGATAAGAAAATGCGTCTTGCCAAACAGGTAGGGCGTATTTTTTATGGAGAAAAAAATGAACGAGTATATTCAAGAAACAATTTATTGTCCGAAATGCCATAGAAAAGTAGGCACATATGATGGACGATCTACGATGAACAAAATATGCAAATGTAAAAAGTGTAACAAACGGGTTGTGTATCATGCAATCGGAGGAAAAACGGAAATTAAACCAATACCGTTAAGAAATTGTAGTAGCGGTATGACATTTGGAATGCAGAGGTAATTCGATGAATAAAGAGACACTACAAGACCTTGTAATGGGGAAATATGGAAGAAAAATTGCATATGTTGACGTTGAAGAGGTCGACCAGAATAATATTCTGGAAATTGTAGGCGAAACTCTTGGAACGTTTTATTTTAATAAAAGTGTAGTAAAGTACCTTTGGAATTATGTACACGGAGATCAGCCGATTCTTTATCGTAAAAAGATTGTAAGAGACGATATAATAAACAAAATTGTCGAGAACCATGCGTATGAGGCTGTCCAATTTAAAGTAGGTCAGACATACGGAGAGCCACTACAATGCGTAAGCACAATCAAGGAAGATATAAGCGAATATGTTGACAGATATAATACATATCTAAGATTAGCACATAAGCACGCAAGAAACATTAAATGCGGCGAATGGCAATCAGCTGTTGGAACTGGATTTCTGGCGGTTCAGATTGTAAAAGACAAAAAATCAACCATTCCATTTAGAATTACAGTGCCAACTCCGATGAACACATACATTATATATTCTTCTTTGAACGATGAACCTATCGTTTCCGTACAGGAATTGAAAAACCTTAAGGGCGAATGGTATAAAGTATGCCACACAAAAACGCATCAATGCATTATTAAAGATGGGAAAGTGAGCGAATGGAGCGTACATGCGTTTGGAAATATTCCTATTGTAGAATACCCAAACAACCCAGAGAGAATATCTGACGTTGAATTGGTTATCAGTATTTTTGATGCAATCAATAATATGCAGTCAAATAGAATGGATGGAATAGAGCAATTTGTTCAGTCGTGGGTTAAATTCGTAAACTGCACAGTTGATTCTGAAACATTCAAACAAATGAAAATGGAAGGCGCATTGGTCGTAAAATCAAACAATGGTACGGATAATAAAGCCGATGTTGATATTATGACACAGGAGCTTAATCAATCCGAGTCTCAGGTAGCGAAACAGGATTTAATAGACAATTTCTTACAGATTCTGGCTATTCCTAAGCTCGAGGGAAATACTGGCGGAGACACGCAAGGAGCTGTACAACTTAGAAATGGATGGGATATGGCAAAAACAAGAGGAAAGCTGAAAGATCCATTCGTTCAAGAGTCGGAGCAAAGACTTAATGACGTGATTCTTAACATTATAAGAATTAAAAAGAATGATTGTCCGATTGATACAAGCCAGTTTGAAGTGGTAATAAATCACAGCCCTATGGATAATATGCTTGTAAAAGCACAGTTTCTTGATTATTTGCTGAAAGATGGAACGCACCCTAAACTTGCATTTGAATTAAGCACTCTATTCCCTGATAGCGAGAAAGCATACACGTTATCAAAACCGTATCTCGATGTTTTGTACCGAACTGCGGAAGAAGTCGAAAGAGAACAGGTTCAAGATAGCAAAACTGTTAGTACGGAAGAAGAGTAGTGAAACATTGGAGGAATTGCATTAAGTATTGACTCTGATAGAAACCTTAAAGCAATGTATGACGATGGAAAGTAAGAGGTTATCAACGAAACAATATGAAATATGATTATACAGTTATACAAGATGGACAAACATATCTTGCAGGTGAAGATGTACCTGAAATGGGAAGTCTTATTTGCGTAAAAAAATATGGAAATATAAGAGATTACGAAGGCCTTTCAAAAGATCTTGATAAGCTACCTTTATATGTAGGAACCGGAAGCTCTTGCCTCATGACCGATACAGGAGATTACTACAAATTTAATGCCGAATTAAACGAGTGGAAGAAAACAACTTCTACAACTGCTGATATAAAACAAGCTGTAGAAAATTACATGAAAGAAAATCCGGTAGAAGTAAATACGGATAAAACCTTGAGTGAACCCGGGAAAGCTGCTGATGCAAAAGAAACAGGAGATGCGATTTCTGGAAAAGCATCTGGTAAAGGATTTTCTTTTTTAGCAAATGGAAAAGACGGCATTATCGTAAAATATGATGATGGAATATAAAGGGGCGATTAAAAATGGCAGAACAATCATTTAAAATATACAAAGATACTGCTGAAAGGTTAGATAAAAATGAATCGGACATTGCTTCATTAGAGGAACGTATAGCTGATTTAAAGAGTGTAATGAAAGACATTCACAACAACACTCCACACGCATCAACCATTAAAGACTTTTATAATATCCGCAGAACTGGAAAGGTGTATCAGACAAAAATCTGGAAATTCGCAACCAATCCAACATCTAGCGGAGAGAAACTGCTAGACAATGCTGGATTGGAATTTGTTCTGTCCACTGATACAACCGAGGGAAAGGACGATTATCTGAATGGCAATCACCCTCTTTTTGACTGGGTACATTGTAATTACAAACGTTATGATGATGGCACGGCATATCCGATTGCTACAGAATATGATGATACTTATCAAGAAGCAGGTAGCGTTGATGTTGGTGCTATGCAGATGAGTTTTTGGTGGAATTGGGACGCATCAAATCCAGAGTACGATTTGGTAACGATTTCTGACACACCAAACGAAAAATATAAATTAAAACCGTGGACAGAATGTAAGCGTGCAGACAGAACAATTACTCCGTGGTGTATTGGTTCTGCTTATGTTTCTGGTATCGCTTCTGATGGAATGCTTAGAAGTCAGCCTGGATTAAAACCTGAAAGAAATCAGAGTCATAACAATATGATTCCGAATTATCAGAAAAAGGGTAAAGGTTATTTAGGTGCTGGTTCAGAAAGAAATGCATTTCAGATTCTTTTCAACATCATCAAAGGTGCTACAAAGAATAGCCAGAGTTTATTCCAAGGATGCACAGGATACAATTTCCAATACTCTGCTTCCATCGAATCTGCTGATGCACATACGTATTTCCCGGTTACAAACGCACAGGCGCAGAACATTCTTGTTGGCTCTTATGTATCAGTTGGATATGGAGAATTAAAAACTGATACAAATACAGTAAATAATGACCGTGGAGTTAATACAATACATGCGTATGCAGATGATGTAAAAGTATTGCGTATTGAAACACTCGACGAGAATAATAAAGCTGTATATCTTGATATTAAAACAGGATTTAATACCACTCCTATTAAATTATCCGATACAGTAAATGCTCCTATCACGATCACTTCAATGCATTGGTGGTCGGGAAGCACTGATAAAGTTATTGGCAGACATGATGGTTCTTTCGGATCTAATACAGATGGCAAGCATCCGTACAGAGTTCAAGGCCGTGAATACGCTGTCGGTGGATACATGGTTGCATCTGATACAGTAATGGACTTCCAAAGCGATTACAGCAAAAAAGTGTATGTTGCACCAAAGGGTGTAGCACACAGTTCTTCTGATGCAACGATTAGAAACACATATACGTGTGTCGGTACAATTCCAGCAAATCCCGACGGAAACGGTTCGGATTTTTGGGTTGGCGATATTGCTGTAGATGTTGATACTGGCGCATGGTTTCCATCTGCAAAAGGTTCGTCAAATTCACAAGGCTTCGCAGATATGTTATACGCTGGCGGTAAAACTACATCTGGAACGCGAGAATATTTGCAAGGCGGTTTTCTCGGGCTTGGGTCGAATGCTGGCTCGGCGTACGTGAATTGCTGGGGCGGGCTTGCCGGGGCGCTTTGGGATTTCCTCGGCTGCGATTAAGAAGAGGTCGTTGGGGGTGAATTTCCTTTAGGAAAGAGGGGATCGCCCCTAATACGACCGACAAAAATAAAAGGACTTACGGCGCACGCGGTAATCTCAGGAATGGGTCGAATGCTGGCTCAGCGTACGTGAATTGCAGGAACAGGCTTGACAGGACGAATTGGAATTACCTCGGCTGAAATTGTCAATTTCTAATATATATAAAAATCCTTGCGTCGTATTTCGCGCTCGTAAAGAGTGTAGCCTGTAAAGGCTCTTGGGCAGATGCCCGAAATACTTTTTATAGACCTACTGAAACTTTTGAAGGAAGGAGTAAGGACGGATAGGGTTCGCCTATCTGCCGGGGTTAGTAGTACAAACCGAAAGCCCTTAAAAAGACAATCGATTATGAAGACGTATTGTAAAATGGTCGATATAACAGATAGAAAACTGATTGAAAAGGCAGTATACAAATGCCTTAAAAAGAAATACAAAAGAAGAGATTCATTGACAATGTTTTCTGAATACACTGGACTTCCGACAAACACTATTAAAGGAATGTTCAATGAGTTCGGATTAAACGGAATGAAACCGATGGTTGAAACAGTGGTTGACGGAGTACGTGAAGAAATCATTCAAGGCAATATTCGCTTTCAACCAATATGGTACAAAGAAAAGATTGACGCTTCCAGTCAGAAAGTGCGAAGAATTGGAATTCAGAACATTAAACAGCAAATCTACGATTATATCGCAGTAGAAGCTATGAAAGACTTCTTAAAGCGAATTGGAGAATACCAATGTGCAGCACTGAAAGGCAGAGGTCAATCCTACGGTATCAAAGCAATAAAACGATGGATGAGAAATAAAGATATCAGATACGCTGGTCAATGCGACATCAGCAAATGTTATCCATCAATAGACAGAAACAAATTAATGGAATTTCTTTGGAAATACATTAAGAATGAACCGCTACTCGAATTGATAGAGATGTTAATCATGACATTTGACACTGGATTGAGTATTGGTTCGTATTTAAGCCAGTATCTTTGTAACTTATTCTTGTCTCAAATCTACCATGAAATAGCGGAGAATATGTATCGTATCAGAAAGAAGAGAAACGGAACAATAGAAAGAGTAAATCTTGTCAAGCATCAACTTTTCTTCATGGACGATATTTTGATTCTCGGAACGAATGCAAAGGACATTCACAAAGCTATGAAGCTGATTATTCAGAAAGCAGATGAGATGGGATTGAAAATCAAAGACAGTTGGATGGTATACACAACGGTCGAAAAACGAAAAGATGACGGTCATTTCATTGATATTATGGGTGTCCGCATATATAGACAGCATATCACAATTAGAAGAAGAGTTTTCTTAAGAGTGAGGCGGTCGTACAAGAAAGCACAATCCCTTGTAAAGCAGAGGAAGAAGATTCCAGTATGGCTTGCAAGGAAGTGTATGTCATACAAAGGCATCTTAGACCATACGGACAGCTACAATATAAAAAGAAGATACAACGCAAACAAAACGATTCAAATATGTAAAGGAGCGATATCTCATGAAAGCAAGATTCGACACTACACAAGAGAGTGTTACTGTTAGGCAGATTGATGGAATTGATTATGTCTATATCTGTCTGAATGAGAACATCGTAAAGGAGATTCCCGATGGACAAGAAGAGGAACAGACCTATCATGAATATGATTACAAAGAAATCTCCGAACCTACTGGAACGCTAGACTTAGCCGATGTAAAAGCGAACCCAGAAAAATATCTCAATTATGGGAATGAACCTAAAAGAACTGATGCGGAGCGTATCGACGTACTAGAAGCAACTACAGACGATATCATTTTAATGATGGCTGATTTGATTGGAGGAGAAGCATAATGAAAACATTGAACACACTTAAATTGAAAATCATGGTAAGAGCATTTAAAATCCGTCTTAAAAACGGAGAGTCTTTTGAGGATATTGCGGCAGATTATCCAGCACTTACAGTAGATGATCTTGAAGCAATTCGTGAGGTGCTGGAAAAGTAATGGAATTAGGAAAAATGACACTCTCCGAATTGATTGAATTATTGCGCGAAATCACTAACGAAATCGAGTCCAGAGCAATGGAACTAATTGACTAAACTTAGATTTAATTAACTAAATATCATAAAAGGAGATATATATGGCACATTTATATGTAATAGCTGGTCATGGCGCCGGTGATTGCGGAGCAGTAGGATATGGATATACGGAGGCAGAGCGTGTACGTGCGCTCGCTTCCAGATTATCAGCATTAGGCGGTGGAAATGTCACGGTCGCAGATATGAACCGGAACTGGTACGCAGACAATGGAATCATGAGCCTTAATATTCCGAAGGATTGGCAGATTTTGGAATTACACATGGACAGCGCAGGAGCTTCGGCAAAGGGCGGTCATGTTATTATCAATTCCGCTTACAGCGCAGACCAGTATGACACGGCACTGGCAAGCTTTATCGGCTCGTTCTTCCCGGGGCGTGCAAAAAATATCGTTCCGAGAAGTGACCTCGCCAACCCGAACAGGGCTGCCACAAGAGGATATAGCTATCGACTTCTAGAGAATGGCTTCATTACCAATTCTGGCGATCTGAACAAATTCAATTGTCAGATGGATGATCTGGCAAGAGGTATCCTTAATGCATTCGGCATCGCTACGGCATCTCCGACAAAAGAGGATTCTGACGGTAAGGTAACATCTGGTGGAACATCTCAGGACTCCGTACAGCATTACGGTAAGGTATCCTACCAGTCGCATATCCGTGACATCGGATGGGCGTGCTGGCAGTCTGATGGTCGTATGTCAGGAACGACAGGACAGAACCGGAGAATCGAAGCGTTTCGTCTTGTTCCTGTCGGAGAAACAGACGTAGTAGTACATATCAAGGATGTAGGCGATAAAGAATACAAGAATATCTCCAAAGACACAATCCTTGGAACCACAGGTCAGAACAAACGTATCGAAGCAATCAAGATTACCGGAAAAGATACGCCATATATTTACAGAGTCCATCAGAAAAACATCGGATGGACAGATTGGACATTCAACGGCAATTGGGCGGGCACGAAAGGACAAGGCTTGCAGATTGAGGCGATCGAGATCATGGTTGCTAAATTCCTTGTCAATCCACATGTCCAGAATAAAGGATGGCTTGGAGCAAGAGCTTGTGAAAACATTATTGGTATTACAGGGCATAAATTGCGTCTTGAAGCATTTAAGATTGATCCACTTGGAATGACAATTAAAGCAAAAGCTCATATTGAGGGTATCGGCTGGAAAGATTATGGCACGGTCACAAAAGACACGGTAATCGGCACAACTGGTCAGAATAAGCGTATCGAGTGCTTATGCTTTGATGGAGATTTTGAGTATCGAGTCCATGTGGAGAATTCCGGTTGGACAGACTGGACGAAATCTGACGGCGTATCTACACTAGGTACAGTCGGACAGGAACTTAGAATTGAAGCTATTCAGTTTAAAAATTAAATTCAATAAATCAATCAGCCAAATTTTTGGAATCAGCCAAATTTTTTGACTGATTTTTTTATACATAAAAAAGCATTCTCACGCGTTAGATGGGAAAAAGTATAAATCCAAGCTGATAGAACAGCGAAAACAAATGTAGATACGGAGGTAATAACTATGACAAGAGAAGAAGCAAAACAGAACTTAATCGCGTTAGGTATTGAGGAGCCTACAGATGCCCAAGTTACGAATTACTTAAATCAGTTTCACAGTAACAGACCGGCTCCGGCACCGAACACAAATCCAGCACCAAAGCCGGAACCTCAGTCACAGCCTACACCGGCACCAGTTCCAAATCCACAGCCGAACCCAAATCCGTCACCACAGAACGATGACGAGATTGAGAAGCTTAGAAAACAGATTGATTCATTGCAGAAAGAGAATATCAAAAAAGACATTCGGGCATATGCAGCTGAAAAAGGTCTGACAGGCGAACAGGCAGATACGGTTCTTGCTGGATTTCAGGACGATCTGGAAATTGCGAAAGCAGCAATCGATTCAATGTCACAGATTATTGCCGAAAAAGAAACAAAGGCAGCACAAGCCAAGGAACAGGAAATCGCAGATGGTTCCATTAATCCTGGTGGAAATGCCGGAAGAAAAAAAGACGAAGAAAAGCCGGAAGATGTAGCAAATGCGGAACAAATCGTATTTGGCAATAAGGCTAGCGATCAGGCAACAAGAGATTACTACCTGATGAAGTAAATTTGGAGGTAAAAAAATGGGAAAACCAATTGTAAGAGATTTTACGCAGAGTAAAGGTATTTTGAAGTTTTTTCCTTATGAAGGAGCAGCTTGCGTAGTAACACAGGCGAGTGTAACAGTAGCTGATGAAAACGGTATGAAAATTGCAAAGGCGGGAACACCGTATCCATCAAACGATGCGTCATGTCTTGGATATCTTCTTGAAGACGTTGACGTAACACAGGGAGATGCACCGGGAACATACGTATATCAAGGAACTATTGATTGGGAAAAAGTTAAATCACTTTCTCCACAGATTTCAGATGCAGCTAGAAAAGCAACACCAAGAGTTACGTTTTACGGTGCACCAGCAATTACAGAGTAATTAAGGAGGTATATTAGAGATGGCATTACCATTAGCGAAAGCGTTTACAGCAAGAAGTCTTGGAGTTATGTGGGATAACTACAAAGCATCACTTGCACTTCCACCGTATCTTGGAAGACAGAAATTCGGAACCACAAAACAGGATTCACTTGAAATCAGATACATTGTCGGCGAAAATTCACAGCCGGTAGCACTGAAAGCTTCAAATTTCGATGCACAGGCTCCATTAAGAGATGTTGGAGGATTCAAGGACATTCAGAACGAGATGCCGTTCTACAGAGAGTCATACATGGTCACAGAGAAAGAAGAACAGCAATATGCAGATTATGCTTCAGCTGAAAATTCTTCTCTTTCAAACCAAGTTCTCAGACAAATCAGTAAGAAACCAATGAATTTGATCCAGGGAGCTATGGTTGTACCTGAGAGACAGATTTGGGAACTTCTTGCACCGGCAGACGGTGTACCGAAAGTTACCGTAAATATTGAGGGCAAAAAGTATGTGGTTGATTACACAACTGACAATGGAACAGTGCACAAAAAAGACCACTATATTGAAATTTCTGGAACATCTGACAAATGGGATGCACCGGAGACAGCAACACCTCTTGATGACCTTATCAAAACAAGACGTGATTTCGCCAAGAAAACAGGATATTCTCTGACAAGATTTTCGATGAACACCGAGACTTTTGAAATGCTTCTCAATGCGGAGGATACAAAGAAACAGGTTCTTGGAATTACAGCATACAACGGCGGTATCAGAGTAAGACAGGAAGATGTACTTGCGTACCTGAGAGGATACGGAATCGAAATCGAAGTTTACGACAAGATGTATGTTGACGAATCCGGAGTAACTCAGTACTTTATTCCGAAAAACATCATCTCTTGCCAATCAGCAGGAGTATACCTTGGTGACTATGTTTTCGGTAGAACACCAGAAGAGAGAAGTGGAAGTCTCGAAAATGGAAACCTTTCTATCGTTGAAACAGGTATTGCTGTTTATACTTATGCTACAGAGCACCCGATCAATACACACTGCGTTGTGTCAATGATTGGCCTTCCGTCATTTGAGGGAAGGAACAGCGTTGTTGTTATGAAAGTAGCGTAAGGCGGTGATTGTATGATTGCAACAAATGTAATCAAAATCGATGGAAAATGGTATAAAGCTGGCGAAGTAATCCCGGAAGAAATTCCGGGAAAATCTTCGTTTGAATTTAATTATACCAAGACAGATATTAACAGAATGAGTGTACAAGACTTACGTTCGTTAGCAACTGGTCATGGTATGAGCAATGTTGATTCGATGACTGGTGGAGAATTAAAGGAATATTTTATTTCGAAATTCAACTTATAAAGGAGAACAGTTATGGCAGTGGCAGATTCAATCAGGGAAAAGGTAACTGAATATTTCAATGACATTCCAGAGCTGAAAGGTCAGGAGCCATCAAAACTCTTGATTGATTTTGTTATTGAAAAATATAAGCAACAAAGGAATTTTCCTAGCAATTTTACTGAAAATCAGATTGAAGATGATATTCAAAGACATATAAGTACTATTGCTATGGCAGTCGTTGATCTGAAAGCGAAAGAAGGAGCTGAGGGAGAATCATCTCACAGTGAAAATTCTACAAGCAGATCATACGAAAATGCTTATATATCCAGTTCGATATTTAATGACGTACTTCCGTATGTTCATTTTTTGTAGAAGATTGTGCGTGACCATTTTACTGATGTCAGCAATATGGTTGCAGGGGATTCGTCGGTTTGGTGGTGGGAGTGACGAAAAATAATCGAATACGGAGCAACAAAAGATGCGTGAAGTGATAACACAAACATATTTCATTGCCCTTCCTATTTTGCTTGGATACATGGTTTGGCTACTGCAAGAACAGAAAAAAAAGCAAACACGATACGTAAAGGAACGTGATGAGCGAATTGCAGAAGAACGAGCCATGAGGAAAGCTAACAGTAAGGGAACTATGCTTTTGCTTCGTGTACAGCTAATTGAGTATCATAGCAAATACACGCAACTTGGTAATATACCTTCCTACGCATATGAAAACTTTTGCGAAATGTACAAAGCTTATCATGATTTAGGCGGGAATGGAATGATTACCAAGATGAAGCATGAGATTGATGAACTTCATATCAAAAAGAACGTAGATGGAGGTGAACAATAATGGATATTTCTACAATGGGAACGGTACTTGCTATCGTTGTGATTACTTATCTCGTAGGACTTGGCGCAAAACTCTGTCCTAAAATCAAGGATAATAGCATCCCAGTTATCGTTGGTATCGTAGGAGGAATTCTTGGAGTTGTTGGAATGTATGTAATTCCAGATTTTCCGGCAGAAGATGTTCTTAATGCAATCGCAGTAGGAATTGTATCTGGTCTTGCAAGTACTGGCGTAGATCAGGTTAGAAAGCAAGCAAAGAAGGTTGATACCGATGCGAACACTGGACAGAAATAAACAGAAAATGTTGTATTCTTTGCAGACTGGGCGAAACACGCCTATTTATGAAAAAGACGAGCAAGGAAACACTAAATACATTACCGTTGATGGAAAAGAAGTACCAGTGGAATCCGGCGAATACGAACCGGAATATACGGAACCGACAGAATTCATGGCAAACATAAATTCTACCTTGACTGAAGCTTTTATAAGAGTTTTTGGTGTAGAGGATTCAGCGGACAAAGCCACTATTGTTTGTTCAAAAGGGGCATTGCCATTTGCCGTAGGGACTCGTATTTGGCGAAAATCAGCCGTTAAATACAAAGACACGGCAAACAATTTAAACGTAGATGCCAACACGGCAGATTACGAGGTTATGGCTACAAATGATGAGCCGTTGAATGAGGATGCATTTCTGCTTAAGAAGATAAGCAAAGAGGCGTAAAGATGGGAAGGGTAATAAAAGCAAATTTGTCAGTAAAAAGCATTACAGATGCGATTGAACAGATTAGGAAGTATCAAGAAGAACTTGATTCGAAAGTGAAAGAGTTTACGAAACGTCTTGCAGAAGAAGGAGTACAGATTGCAAAAGCGAATGTTGTTGACCTTGATGCAGTATTTACGGGTGAACTTCTTGGAAGTATATCAAGTGAAGAAAGACCTTCTGGTAAAAATACATCTGTTTACGTTGTTAAGGCAGATTCAAACCATGCGATATATGTAGAAATCGGTACGGGTATGGTTGGTGCATCATCACCGTATCCAGGGAAATTACCTGTCGTGTATGCGCAAGGAAAAAAATTTATTACGCTTAAGGAATCATTTGGAAAGTATCCAGCTGGTACATATGGATGGTTTTATTATAAAAACGGTCAATTTTTCTTTACCGAAGGTATGCCGTCAAGACCATTTATGTACAATACAGGAGTTGAATTGAGGGAGAAAATCGGAATCATTGCGAAGGAGGTGTTTGGAAATGGATAATTCATGGGTATTTGACTTAGAAACAAATCTGTTTTCTATTGTAAAAAATAAAGTACTCAATAAATTGAATAAGAAGTTTCCAACCATTCACTTTACATTGACCGATGAACCAAAAGATGCGACCACAAAATACCCAACTGTATACATGCACGAAATGTCAGGATCAGAAAAAGCAAGAACTACCGAGGGACATACAATCAACGGAATTCAATATTCAATGCAGATTGAAGTAACAACAAACAAATCCCAAAAAGAAGCCAAAGCGGTACTAAAAGAGATTGCATTTGTTTTTAAAGACATGGGGTTTGAAATACAATCATTTCCGGAAGCTAACAATGGTAGCGGAAATTACAGAAGCGTAATGAGAGTGAGACGCACTCTTGGAAATGATGACACACTATAGGAGAGCTGTAAGGCTCTTTTTTTGTTGCCTAAAAAGGCAGAAAGGTAGGTATAAAACATGGCTTCAACCAGTTACAAAGCGAGAGTTATTGTAAAAGAAATCGCAGATGCAACAGATTTATCAAAAGTTGATTTTGCCGGAACATACAAATTACTCTGTAAAGCGAAGAGTATTCCGGCACCAGTATCAGCTCCGAACACTGTAGAATCTACAACTCTTGAGGACGATGCACAGACATTTGAAAAAGGTATTAAGACAACAGATTCGAAAGAATTTACCGGAAACCTTGAAAAAGAATATCTGGATAATATTGGAACAATGGAAGACAAACGTGTATGCATATTCCATCTGTACGGAACGGACGGTATTGGTTCCGTGGCTAAATATGCTTACGTGGCACAGGTATCTGCTACACCTTCAGATGTTGGTGGAGTAGATGAAATTGTTGAAATGTCAGTAACTGCTATTCCAAACACAGTGGCTAAAAAAGTAACCGATGAATACACCGTCGTAGATAATAAAGACGGAACATTTACTGTATCAAAGGGGTAACACGTTCTGAGCAAGAAATGTCGGTGGACGCTCAGAACAGTTATTATTACACCGACGAAACGACAATTTAATCAACAAAACGGAATGGGGTGGCCTTCGGGCTGCCCCTTCCCTATATAAAGAAAGGGAAGGTAAGGATTTATGGATACATTTAAAATTAACGAAACTACATGCGTTGCAAAAGATTTTGGATTTAACACGGTATGTGATCTTGAAAAAAGAGGAGTAACTATGGATGACTATTCAGAAACTCCGATGTCATTTTTGAGAGCATATGTCGGAATTTGCATGGGAGTAAGCAATGAAGTGGCCGGAAAGGAATTTGAGCAGCATCTTATCAAAGGTGGCCAGTTTGATAAGGCATTTGAAGTTATGAAGAAGAAAATGGAAGAATCTGATTTTTTTCGTGCTCTCCAACAGAATGCAGAAAAGGAAATTGTTCAGGTTCAGGAACAAGCAGTGCCAATTACACCAGTAGCACCGGTTCAGACGGCACCTGTGCAGACAATGTAAAAAAATATAAATCCCAAAGAGAATTTTTTGAAAACGAGTGGTTTCCGGCAGCAAGTGTACTTGGAATCACTTGGAACGAGTTCTGGAATATGAATCCACATATCATAAAAGTCATTGCAAAAGCAGATAAGGAAAGAATTAAAAGGGAAGACTATATTAACTGGATATCCGGTCAATACACGTTTTCAGCAATAGTTACTGCAATAGACAATGTTCTCAAAGGTAAAGCTGAGTATATTGAAAAGCCTATTCTTTGGAAAATCATCGAAGATTCAGAACTAACCGAAGAAGAACGAGAGAGAAGAGATATGCTTGCGGAAATCAGGGCTATGGATAAGTGGATTGAAAATGACAGAAAACTTGGGCTTCCGGAGACAAGCATGTAGTAGAACAAAGAGGAGGTGAAGTTGTGGGTACAGAAGTTGACTCAATTGAGTTGCAAATAGAAACATCTGCTAAACAAGCGAACCGTTCTCTTACTGGAATGCAAAACAGACTGAAAAAAATAGCCAGTACGCTTTCTGAAATTGGCTCATTAGCTCCAAAATTAAACAACATTGGTGGAGTTGATATCAGTGATCTTAAATCTTATCAGAAATATCTCGACGGTATTGTAAACAAACAAAAGAAGCTTGGTTCTACAACTACCAAACTGAAAGTTGATACTTCCGAGATTAAAAAAGCAGACCAAGGCTTTAGCGCATTGATGAGAAAATACAAGGATTCTAAGCTTAGAATTAACTTTGAAGCCATGAACGAAAAACAGCTTAATCGTGCAATTTCTAAGCTTGAATCTGGCCTGAATAGGTATAAGCAAAATGTTTTCGACACTGCCGAACAGACAGGAAGTGCAATAAATCAGGGGAAAATGTGGGAAAAGAACATCAAAAGTATGTTCCAGTATAAAAACTCGTTGGCAGAAGCGATGAAAGCAAAAGAGGCTTTTAATACTGTAAAGCTTAACCCTGATTTAACTGTAACAAGAAATGGAGAAACACCGTATAGACTTTCTGATGGAGTAAAGGTACCAGAAGCAAATGAAGGACTGTCTGAGAGTGCAGAAGTTTCAAGTGGATCTATTGAAAAAGAAGCAAGAAACTTGAACGAAATAAGTAGGCAAGCGGAAAAAGCATCGGCTTCGTTGAAAAAAGTTACAGATTCAAACAATACAGGTTTTTTCACAAAGTTTAAAAGCGGAATAAGTTCAGTTGCGGATTCAATACGTTCTTTTCCGTATAATCTTATGGAAAAACTTCGTTTGGACGATAGTTCATTAGGAGGTATGGAAAAGAAAGCTGTAGCGTTAAAAACAGCATTTCAAGCCATTTCTCCTGTTGCTGGAAAAGTATTTCAAACAATTTCGTTTGCTACTAAAAAAGCAGGAGCTGGAATGTGGAACTTTGCGAAAAGTGTAGCTTCAATAAAAAAATCACCACTGAAAATCTTAAAGTCTCTTGTATCTTCCTTAAGGGGAGTGAAAGATGAATCTGGAAACGCAAGAATGTCGTTGTTAAAAATGATTGGTTCATCTATTCTCTTTTCAACTATTTTTGGTGTGATCAGTAATATCAAACAGGCCGTGAAAGAGGGTTCAGATAACCTTGTTCAGTACAGCTCTGAATACAATAATAGTATTTCCGGAATGGTTTCATCACTTCTATATTTGAAAAACGCTTGGGCTGTTGCATTTGCCCCGATTGTTAATGCAGTCGGACCGTATATTTCAGCGTTTATTGATATGATGGCGAGGGCTTTAAATGCGGTTGGTCAGTTTATGGCAGCTCTTACAGGGAAAGGAACTGTTGTACAAGCAAAAAAGGCATGGAAAGATTACGGCAAAACTATTAGTGATACTGGATCAAGTGCAAAAAAAGCTGGAAGTGATGCAAAAAAAGCTGCAAAAGATTTTCAAACATATACCCTTGGGATTGATGAACTTAATATTCAACAAAAGACAACAGATTCAAATTCTGATTCTGATAGTGGTGGTGGAAGTGGTGGAAGCTATACTGGACCGTCTCCGTCAGAAATGTTTGAAACGACTTCTGTTGACAAAGGAATATCTGACTTTGCAGAAAAGATTAGGGAAGCTATCCAAAATGCTGATTGGAAATCTTTAGGAACATTATTAGGAGAAAAAGTTAACCAGATAACGGATTCAGTTGATTGGTCTGAAATGGGGAAAAAAGTTGGTTTTGGAGTTAACGGGGTTATACAAACAATATACTACACTTTAAAGACGATTGATTTTGTTGGACTTGGTAAGAATGTAGCAAGTTATTCGAATTCCTTCCTGGAACAGTTTGATTTTAATACCTTTGGAAGATTGCTAGTAAGGAAAGTTACGGCCTTATTTGATTTGCTAATAGGTTATTTTGGAAACTTAGACTGGAAATTGGTCACAAAAAGTATCAGCGACTATCTTATAGGGTCGTTTGAAGAAGCTCAAGAGTGGATTGCTGGAATAGATTGGTCTGAAATGGCGAAAGGGTTGTGGCAGAACTTAAAAGATGCTATTTCTGGCATTGACTTTGCCGGAATTGCAAGTAGTTTCTTTAGTCTTCTAGGCACTGCGTTGGGAGCAGCAGCTTCTTTTGTGTTCACGCTTATGTATGAAATCGGAAAAGACATCTGGAACGGTGGCCTTGATGGAATACTGTCGGCTATTAAAGGAATTGGAAGCTGGATAAAAAACAATATTTTTGATCCATTTATTAATGGCTTTAAAGATGTGTTTGGCATTCATTCCCCATCAACTGTAATGGCTGGAATGGGTGTCTATTTAATACAAGGACTGATAAACGGCGCAGCGTCCTTAATCGGAAATGTAGTTAAAAAATTCCAAGAAATCTATGGAAAGATTACCAGTATTTTTGAAAAGAATAAAATTACAAGATTTTTCAAAGATGGATTCCAGAGTGCTTATAATGCTGTAACAAGCATTTGGCAAGGAATAAGCAGTTTCTTCAAAGACATTGCAAACAAAATCATCTCTCCGATTGGTGATGCCGTGAATGGAATCATTAATGGTATTAACTGGGTTCTTGAGAAACTTAATTCCGGAACAAGATTGAAGAAATGGGACGTTCCTAAGTTTGCATCTGGTACAAACGGCGTGGGGAAAGACACAATCGGAATGGTAAACGATCAACCGGGTGGTACATACAAAGAAATGATTGTTCCTCCAAACGGGAAACCTTTTATTCCGAAAGGAAGAAATGTTGTAATTCCGCTTGAAAAGGGAACGAAAATCATGCCGGCAAACCAGACAGAGGCACTTATGGGTGGCATGGGTGTTACTCATTACGCGAATGGTATTGGAGACTTCTTTGGTGGCGTATGGGAAAAGGCAAAAGATATTGCTGGTACTGTTGCTGACTATGTTGAACATCCGGGCAAATTACTACAGATAGCATTAAATAAGTTTGTAGACATTTCAAATCTACTTTCTCCTGTATCGGATATTGCGGGTGGAATTGTAAAAACAATTTTTAAATCAGCAAAAGACTTTATTGCAAACATGTTTAGTAGTAGCGAGGTATCCGGAAACGTAGCTTATAACGTATCAGCCGGAGTAGAACAGTGGAGAGCACTTGCTAAAAAGGCTCTTGAGCTGACAAATCAGTATTCGGAAGCTAATCTGAATGCTCTTCTTATGCAAATGCAACATGAATCTGGAGGTAATCCGAACGCTATTAACTTGTGGGACAGCAACGCGAAAGCCGGAATTCCGTCAAAGGGTCTTATGCAGGTAATTGACCCTACATTCAGAAGCAATGCATTACCTGGATACAATACGAACATCTACGATCCACTGTCAAATATGATAGCTGCTATTAGATATACGGTTGGAAGATACGGAAGTCTTAATGCCGGATGGACAGCCAGAGGATATAAAGGATACAAGTATGGTATTGGTAGCATTGGATTATCAGATATTCTTCCTAAGTATACTGGTGGAGGATTCCCGGAAGATGGAGTATTTATGGCAAATCATGAAGAAATGGTAGGAAAATTCTCCAACGGGCGTACAGCGGTAGCAAACAACAATCAGATTGTTGACGGAATTTCCAAAGGTGTATATGAAGCCATGCTTAAAGCGCAGTCTGAGAACACAAGAGAAACGGACTTATTACGAGAACTTATCGAAGCTGTAAAACGCGGAAGTAGGATAGTCGTTGACGGACGTGAACTTGTAAACGTTTATGATAAAAGAAAGAACAGAAACGGACATTCATTTACATAGTGTGGTGGCTTAATTGCTACCGCACTAATTTTTTAGGAGGAATTTGAGATATGGCTATGTCGGCATTCTTAAATGTGAACGGATACGACTTCCCGGCTCCAAGAAGAGGGTTCTCGTGGACGATAACAACAACTGTAGATGGCGGAAGAAATGTCAATAACGCAGTTGTCGGGCAAAGAGTTGGAAGGGATTTATACAAGCTCGACAATCTGGAATGGGTAGGCATATCTCCAGAAACAAGGCGTATGATGCTAAATGCTCTGAAACCGTTCTATGTACCTGTTACTTTTGAGGATATGGCGAATCCTGGAAAGATAATAACGGTAACAATGTACCCCGGAGACAGAAGCGGTAAACCTCTTTTTGTAAACGCATTAACGCATATGGTTGAACAGGATCAAGTATTGAAATTCAACTTAATTGATGCCGGATGGGAGTGATAGTAGATGCAAAAGGCAAGTGACAAATATATAGAGTCTATGAAACTTCCGTTCCGTAACAGGTCGTATATTCGTGGTTCGATTGGTATTATTAATTCAGAAGCGCAAAAGACAGCGAAGTTTAGCGATGATACAGAGTTCACCGCTTTTTCAGATGGAAATGATGTGTTCACAAAAAGAGCAGCAAAAGCAATCTACGCTACAGCAGAACAGGATTTTTCCAAAGTTGACGGCAGTATGTATTTTTGCCCTACTTTGAGCACAGCTACGTACATGGCGTCAGGTGTTGTAACCAAAGATATTAAACAGGCGGTCAAAATAACATTTGGCGGTGCTGGTTTTGATATTAGAGGACTTACGATTGACTTCGGAGATAATTACCCTACAAAGTTCAATATCACTTGTGGAAGCGTGAATAAGGACTATTCAAACACATCATCCACCTTTGTTACGGAAGATGTATTTGAAAATGTAAGCGAGATTACGATTACTCCAAAAACAATGAAATATGGCGAAAACAGATTGCGTATCTATGCGCTTTACTTTGGAGTTGTTAAGTACTTCGATAACTCGAATACCTTATCTTGCTCAATTACTGATGTTGTATCGCCTATTTCCGAAACACTTCCGAGCAGAGATGTGTCGCTTTCACTAGATAACCAAGATGATTACTTCGATGCGGAAAACATTAAAAGCGCAAGTGGATTCTTGAAAGTAGGGCAAGAGTTAAAAATCGAGTTTGGATATGACATTGACGGAAACGGTAATATTGAATGGCTTCCGGAGATAGTATCTTATCTGGATTCATGGAATTCAAACGACATATCTGTTGAATTTAAAGCCACGGACTATATCAGTTCACAGTCTAACAAATATTACCGTGGAGTATATGTAAAGAATGGCATTTCTCTTTACGAGCTTGCTGTAGATGTTTTGGAAGATGCTGGAATAAGTAATGATAGGTACATTTTGGATGACTACTTAAAGAACGTTAAGGTCAAAAACCCAATTCCGGTTGTAAGGCACACGGAAGCATTGCAGATCATTGCAAATGCCGGAAGATGTGCTATTTTTGAGGACAGGAAAGGAAAAATAAACATCACTCCGGCGTTTATTCCAAAGAAATCAATCTCTACAAATGGAGAGACTAGCTACAGTAAATCTTACAACATTCTGACAAATGATAAGAAAGATGCCTATGCAATCGCCAGTTATAATTTTTCGAGTGTTGATGGCACGTTGCTGTTTTTAGACCCGAATGATGTTAAAAATACAGGGTACATAAGTAGGGAAGTTTCTACGGGAGATAATAAATTCATTCTCGGGAATCCAATTATTACTTTCGCTTCGGAAGCAGAGTTTCGTGCATACAACCTTTATATGCAATTTAGAGGTATATCTCCGGAACAGTTCGTGATAAGAACATATCTAAAGGGCAAGTTGCAAGAAACCATTACAAAAGACCTTTTCGAAGAGAAAACAAGGGTTTATGGAAAACTTAAAGTTACTATGCTTAAAAAACTAGACCCTAGCACTGGTAAGTTTTTATCAACTAGTTATTCGCTATATGGAATGTATTACGCTTCGGATTACATTGAAATAACAGATGATGTTATCTCCATTCGCTTTCAAAATAACGGAACTAGTTATTTCAATTTGTGCATATATGATGCTGATAAAAACCGGCTGGAAGGAGCTAGTGGAGTAGGCAATAGACTTTTTACTCCTACAGAGAAAAGTAAGTATTTTGCGATTTCCTACTGGGTAGATAGTGGAAGGTCTGACTATCCGAAAATTACGGAGACATACAAGGCGCCTTTCAGTGGTGGCTCGTATAAGCTTGAAAAAGACTTCGGATACATCGATAAAGCAGAGATCGAATTTACGAAAGGTGCAAAAAATGCGAGAGTTGCGGTTGATTATCTTATGATTGGCGACCCGGCAAACTACACAATTCGCAGAAATGATTTAAGTGATTATCCAGAGTGTACGCTTGAAAATAGGGCGCACAAAGTCGCACTTGTGAAAACTGTCTATTCCGAAACTTCCGAAGAAAGTAAAGAAATCGTGAGCGAAAACGTTACGGTTACAGAAAACAATCAAGTCCACGAGATATATTTCAGCAATGCATCTTACGGTCTTAGCGTAGCGACAAATAACACGGCGATTAAGGCTGAAATTGTGGAGTGGGGAAACTTTTACGTGAAAGTAAAATTCACTGGTGTTACAGCAAGTGCAGACGTGACGGTAACGGTTTCTGGAAAAGAATACGTTGTAACGCAGAAAACAGATATAGCAAATACGAGTGAAAAATATCAAGAATGGGAAAACCCTCTAATCAGTGAAGATTCTCCGGAATTGGAAAAATGGATTGAGGACTATTATTCAAGTGTGATTGATTACTCTTTGGAATGGCGTGGAGACCCTAGAGTTGATGCAAATGACGCGTTTTATCTTGAAAAGAAAAACGGAAGGACAGCACTTATTCAGGCTTACGAAAACGAGATTGAGTTTAACGGAAGATTCAGTGGAAAAATTAAAGCAAGGCAGGTGGATATGTAATGGCATGGAGTACACCAAAAACAAATTGGAATCTTTATTCAAAATTTAATATTGAGGACTTCAACAGAATCAAAAACAATATTGCGTATTTACATGAAATTGCTGTGGCTACGCTTGGAGGATTCGATATCGAAGACATGGGTTCTGATATGGACAATTATGCTAGCTATTGGAATGTAGATCATTTTAATGCGATTGAACATAATTTACTTTCTATTGCGAATAAAGTTTCCACAAAAGACTATGGACCATATCAGACATTCTACGCAAATGGTATTTTCATCGGGTATCAAGAACTGAACAGGATAGAAAAAGCCTGTGCAGAATTAAAGACAATGATTGAAGATCAGGCAAATATGGTGCGCAGAATTCCATTCAAACTTGGAAGATATAAGGAGGAGAGGTTCTAATGGCTTCAAAAGCAACTTTAAAAACAAACTACAAAAACGATGCATACTCTGGAAATCGAAAATTCAAAATGACAAACAATAGTGACGGAACAGTTTCCTTTGAAGACGTTACTCCGTACACACAGACTGGTGATAATTTTGGCGCAGCTGAACTTAATTCATTCGCTGAAGCTATCAACGAAAGTGCAGATAAGAACGACTTAATGAATGTTTTGGCTGACATTAATTCAAATCAAAGCACAAGTAAATTTGTTGGAGCACTTGCCATAAAAACACTTATGTCAAAACTTAGTCTTCCGTTTGCTGAATCAGACACGGTAGGTGGCGTAACGTGGGAAACGTCACATATAACCAGTTTCGTAGAAGACATTAGGTATGCTTTTATTGTTACTGTATCTGCGACTTTAGATTCTAATAATAGCAAACAGGAGATAACTTGCAAACTTAATGACGTTATCATTGGACAGGACGGAAACAACGATAAAATATCTTCTGTTTTTATGGGAGTATGCAGTTCTGGTGATACGATTGCTGTTTCCGGTTACAAAAACTCTGGTTCATGGACAAAGTTTCAGTCAAGAGTATTATGTTTCCCATTTGCCATTAGGGGGTAAAAAATTATGAAAAAGAAAACAAGAAAAAGAATTTTAGCTTTAGCGTGCGTACTTGCGTTATCAATCACGAGCGTAACTCCAGTTATGGCTTGTACGCCACCACTTAAACCGCCATCCGTAGAAATTCCGGATATCAACTTTGAGCCAGATGACGCCTTGAAAGAAGCAATAAACAATGCTGCAAAAAACTGGATCGAGAAATGTATCCTCGGTACTCCGACAGTGGAATATGCATCGTACTATAAAAGCCAGTCAAGGTATTTTAATTATGCTTATGTGGCAGTCAAGTGGTCAGAGGTCGAAAATGCAACGTCTTACAAAGTGCGTATCACAAAAGCTGATGGAACATGGAAAGAATACGATACGACTTATACAGCATTTTACTCTACCAATTACACTGATGATTTTATTGCTGATGGAATGGACGGAGCTACAGTAAGCGTCAAAGCTTATGGCGATAACGATACATTCGGCTGTTGGTCAGACGATGTTGCAGTAACAAAATACGGCTTTTAAATAAAAAAATCCCAGTCCGGCAAACGGGCTGGGTATATTATCTTCGCAATACAGCGATCACGATTCCGAATACTATCCAATTCTTTACGTCTGAATAATTTTTTGTATCAATTTCTATGATATCCCCATATCCGTTTATAGGTTTCATTTTTCACGTTCCTCCTTGTCTCATTCGTCTTATATAACATTTCCCAGACTGTTTATTGATAAGAATGCATGTATCACCGTCTCTTGGCGGTTTCTTTGACACACAAACAATATCGCCTTTTACATAAACAGGGGTTAAATGATTTGAATTTATCCTTATTCCACAGTGCAATTTTTTTCCGTATTTCTTAATATATTCAGGGCAGTATATTCGCTGTTCATTTGAACTATCAAGTATCATGCCATCTTTCATGTCACCAGTAAGCACCAAAACATCTAGCATATTATCCGATTCTTTTTCATCAGCTTTCATTTCAAGTTCAAAATTAATTTTTTCACTAATATAAGCTTTTTGACGTTCAGTTAATAGCCTGTATTTTTTCAATATTTCCAATTCCATACTATCCAATTCCAGTAATTCAAACAATAATCTACCAGTAAGACTGTATATCTTTGGCACGAGTGTAATGTCTACAGAGCTTGTCCGACGAGCGATTATGTTTTTGTACGTTGAAGACGAAATGTTTAAAAGCTTGGCGAATTCTTGTTGTGAATATCCCAACTTAATTCGTTCAATTTCGATATTTTTTGCAAAATTGTCTAATAAATCAAGATTTGTCATACAATTGCCCCCTGTCTTTGGTTAGAATATTGACCTTAATTATTAAATTAAATAAAATCAAGTTGCTAAAATTAGATAAGTAAATACACCACCTTTATAGTATTATTGAATAAAGAAATTTTATAACAGTATTAAAAACTTGTCAATACTTAACAAAGGAGGAATTTTCGTGACGGTAAAAGAAATCAATCAGAAAAGCAGCGACAGATGGAGAAAAATGTACTTATCAGAAATCAAGAGGATGTTATTAAAAGTTAACGATGTAAAAACGATGCACTTCATTTATGTAATAATAAAAGATGCGCTTGAAGATTTAGATGTTTGACAAGCAGACATATGTTCTGCAATTTAAACCATCACAGCATCGGAACTGGAGGGATTACTTTGGATGAAAAAAAGAAAAAAGAGGAACTGATAGAAATGATTAAAAATATAGAAAATGCAGATACAATCAAGTATCTGCATACATTCATAAAAACTTTTCTGGAAGAGTGGGGTTAATCCTCACTCTTTCTTTTTAACATCGAATCAACCATATCGGCAATGATCTTACGGTCTCTTTCGCTCAGTAAGTTAATCTTTTTGAGGAGCCTAGCGTCATTTTCTGCAAAATTTTCAGATGGTGAGTTTAATTTTTTCATCGGAACATCAAATCCCATAAGCCACATCGGTTCTACATTTAATATTTTACCCATTTTTCCGCTACTTATGTTTGAAGGTGCATGCATTCCACTTAAATACTGGCTGATAGAAGCTTTTGCAACTCCGCTTTTGTCGGCTAATTCTTGTGGCTTCATATTTTTATTGTCTAAAGCTTTTCTTAGTCGTTTCGCTGTGAGTTCGTTTTTCATTCGTATCCCTCCTTTCAGCTATATAGTAACATAACAAAGTTAAACTTTCAAGATAAAAAGTTTAATTATTTTAAACGAAAACGTTGACAAAATAGTTAAACGGTGTTAAACTGTATTCAGAAACGAACGAAAGGAGGAAAACAGATGCCTTACACTTATAACAAGCTTAGAGGTAGAATCGTTGAGAAGTTCGGATCACAGTACGCTTTTGCTGATAAACTCGGAAGAAGTCAGGTGACCGTATCGAGGAAATTACAGTGCAAGACTGAGTTCTCACAGGAAGATATGAATGAGTGGGCTGGATTACTTGACATTGATCTGAGTGAATACGGGACATATTTTTTTACCTAAAAAGTTTAACAGCACTAAACTTTTGGCGCGTAATGAGAATGAAGCAAAAAAGAAAAGTTAAAGAAAGGAGAGAGAATGAAAAAGAACGTAATCGTAATAACGGGTCACGAACTTACGCCGGAAGAAAGGAAAAATTATTCTAAAGACCATCCAGGTAGTAGATTATGTTTCAGATTAAGATTTCCTAATTTTCCGCTGTATGTTCAGTCTATCGTATTAGTGGTTGAAATCATCCTAATAATTCAGAAATGTATGGCAGTATAAGCGACAAGGAGGTGACAAAAATGAAACATGAAATCCAAAAAATCGAAATCAAGCCTAGAAAAGAAGGAGAAGCAATATCGAATGTGCACTTGTTTATTAACGGAACAGAAATACGCAACATAAGAAAGCTTGAGTTTAAAACAGAGCCTAATTCAGTTCCGACATTAACCGTAGACTTAAATGCATTTGATATTTCGATTGACTCAAAATGTTTGATGTATCAGGAAGGAGTTGGAGCTATTAACTTTATTGAACCTGCGCAATAAGAGACCAAAGTATAAGAAAGGAGTGAAAAGATGGCTAAGGTAAAGAACAAAAAATCTGGAAAAGAAATTAAAAGATTCTTGTTAACAGACAAATATGGAAATTCAAGAATTGCCGTGAAAGATGAGAATGACAGGTACTTAAAATTAGAATATTTTATTGAGCATATTGGTTTTGACATCATTGAAGGATATGCAGATGTAGTAAATGGCGATAAGAAAATTAACGAAACTAACTTGGAACTTTCAGTTAAAGTTCTTACCGCCCTTTCATCCGCTTTGAAAGCAGTAAAATGTTAGAAATTGTGCTTCTTAAACGGATGATGAACTGCTTCTACTTTTGCTAAAGAAGGTTCTGCGGATTTAATATTGTCGATGATTTCAGAGTAGTATTGGTCGTACATTTTCTTAAATTCATCGAAAGAACCAGTAAACCCGCAACACTTAGCTGTTGCATAGGAAGAAGCAAGTTGTTTATTATCCATTTTAAATTCACCTCCTTATGATTTTCATAGGGACATTATAGCACAGAAAGGAGAAAGATGAACGAATTACAACAAACCGCAAGTTTTCTCACACCAATAGAAGTTGAGCTAGGTGTAGATGAAAACGGAATGACAACAGCAAGAAAACTTTATAGTTTTTTAGAACTGGCACAAGGTCAGTTTTCAAGATGGGCGAAATCAAATATTACAGAAAATGAATTTGCTACAGAAAATGAGGATTGGTGGGGGTTCGACATTAATGTCGAGGGCAATGTTGTCAAAGATTACCGATTAACCGCCCACTTCGCAAAGAAACTTTCCGTAAAAGGAAACGGAGAGAAAGCGGAACAGGCGAGGGAGTATTTTGCGACAGTTGAAGAACGTGTGAAACAGAAAGCAATTGACTTGACACAGCTTTCACCGGAATTACAAATGTTTAATAAAATTTTCCAGTCAGTAGCGGAACAGCAGTTGGAACAGAAACGGCAAGCCGAGAAAATTGCGGAAGTTGAGAACAGAGTAGATTCCATAAGAGAAGTAGTTTCGCTGAATACAACTTCGTGGAGAGATGATACAGGAAAGATTTTGAAGAAGATCGGATTATCACTTGGTGGTGGTCAGTCTTACAGCCAGGTAAGAAACGAAAGCTACGAATTACTTCAGAAACGATTCGGAGTAAACCTTGGACAGCGATTGACGAACAAAAGACGAAGGATGGCTGACGAAGGAGTAAGCAAATCAAAGAGAGACAAGCTATCTTATGTTGACATTATCGCAGACGATAAAAAGTTAATCGAGGGATATACAGCTATTGTGAAAGAAATGGCTATCCATTACGGAGTTGCTTAACATTATATCGCAGAAAGGAGAAAAATGAAACAACCAAAAAAACCGGTTAGGTGGCAAAAGGAATGTATGACGTCGTACAACTTAAATTGCAAGGATTGGTCAGTTGTCAGCGAGTCAGAAAGTTATCTGAAAATTATCAACAAAAAAAGCGGAAAACTGAAATTTCTTGATAAGTACAGGAGAAAAAGCTATGCAGTATAGAGAATATCTTAGGCTGTTGAAAAGAGCCGAACGAGTACAGGAAGTTGATGAAAGCCTTGGTGGTATCGCAGCTGCTATAGTACCAATCTTGATGGCTACATTGATGTGTGCAATGTATTTCGCGTTTGGCTACAGATAGGAAGTGAATAGTATGAGGACATCCAAATTTGACAGAATAATTGAGGAATTGGAGTCGCTCGAAAGAGTGGATGAAAAATTCGAGTACAACAAATCTCAAGCTATCTCTTACTTAAAGAATTGTGCTGACAGGTTGGACGAGCTTGGAATAAAGACAGTTAAAACGAAAGGTGATTCTAATGGAAATACCTAATTATGATAACTGGAAAACTAGATTACCAGATGAACAGGAACCGTCTGATTATTGTGATATATGCGGAGAACCTGTTTATGAAGGAGAATACATAACAGACATATTGGGCGAAAAATGGTGTGACGAATGTCTGAATGAAAGGTTAAGGAGAATGCTATGAATTTAGAAGGAATTAACGTAACACTTCCTATTAAATTGCTTTTCAAAATCATGGAGAAAGCAAATGAGATAAATATTATAAGAAAGCAGATGAAAACATATCTGGATAATGAAAGTTTTCCAGATAGAGATGTAGTTGCAATGATCTGTGGAGTTGATGTGGAGGATAAAAAAGATGGAGAAACGGGTGTTATTTCCAATAAAAGAATGTGAGTTTGAGTATAAGGGGTTCAAATGCGTTGTACTTTTTATGCCATTTGGATACAGGTGCGGTTATGTTGGTATTCCAAAAGAAGAATACAAAATTGAGAATACCGATTATATTGAATGCCACGGAGGTATTACATATTCTGATAATTTTTTACAGTGCTGTGATGATACAGATAAACATTGGATAGGATTTGATTGCGCACATTGCTATGACGGGTTTGATACAGAAACAACGAAGGAATATTATTCCGACTGTGAAGAGATTATGGCTTGTTTGACATTTTATGAAGATGTTAAGTCGAGTACTTTCTGGACAAAAAGACAATGCAAGAACGAGTGTATGAGAATAGTAAACCAGATTAGGAGTATATAATGCAGACAGGAATAGTAATGCCACAGAGTGAATACAGAGCACATCCGGCAATCAGTAAATCAGACTTGTTCAAGATTACAAAGTCTCCACTTCATTTTAAATGGTCAATGGAGAACAGGGAAGAAAAAACAGCAGCACTCATATTTGGAAGTGCGTGTCACAAGTATATTCTTGAGCGTGATGATTTTGACAGTGAATTTGCTGTTGCTCTGAATGTAGACAGGAGAACTAAATCTGGTAAAGAAGAATATACTAAGTGGCTAGAAGAAAATGAGGGAAAAGATGTGGTTTCTTCTGAAGACATGGAAAAAATTAAAGCCATGGCAGAAGTGATTGATTCCAACAAGTTTGCAAAAAGACTTTTTTCCGGTGAACATGAAAAGTCATTCTTTTGGACTGATGAACAGACGAAAGAAGAATGCAAGTGTAGACCAGATGACATTACCATTATTGGAGATCAGCACATCCTCGTTGATTATAAGACCACGGACAACGCAGAGACAGAAGCTTTCAGAGCGTCAGCCATCAAATATGGATATGATCTGCAAGCCGGTATGTACTGCGAGGGTTACAAAGCTAACACTGGGAAAGATGCGATATTCATTTTCGTGGCACAGGAAAAGAAACCGCCGTATGCGATTAATATTCTTCAAGCTGATGAATTCATGATGATTGAGGGAAAGAACTTGTTCCATGATTTGATGGAAATATACCACAACTGCAAAGTTACTGACAACTGGTATGGATACATGGGAGAAAACGGGGACGTACAAAGTCTTGGGTTGCCAAAATGGTTACAGAAAGAATTTGAATAGGAGGATAAAAAACTATGTCAAACAATGAATTGAAAGAGTATCAGGTAGGAACAACTGCAATGCCACTGGCTGATATGTCGAAAATAAATCAGGGAACCGTTGCTATTGAGTCAAGCAGAGCCATGGTAGAAGCACAGGGAAAGCTTCTGTTGGCGAAACAGTTTCCTAGAAACTACACACAGTCTTACACAAAAGCAATTGAAGCGTGTCAGCGAAAAGGATTTGCCGAAAGTGCATTCTATTCTTATCCAAGAGGAAAAGAGACTGTAACAGGAGTTACGATCAGATTTGCTGAGGAACTTGCTCGCTGCTACGGAAACATGGATTACGGTATTAAGGAACTTTCACACGAAGATGGACGTTCAGAGATGCAGGCTTACGCTTGGGATTTGGAAACGAACACTATTTCCAGTCAGAACTTTACTGTTGAGCATATCAGAGAAACGCGATACGGGAACAATAAGCTGACTTCTCAGCGTGATATCTATGAGAAGACCGCCAACGATGGCGCAAGAAGACTCAGAAGCCGTATTCTTGCGATTCTTCCACCTGACCTTATCGAAAACTGTATCAATGAGTGTAAGAAGACTCTCAGGGGAGAAGAGAGCTTACCACTTTCAGACAGAGTAAGAACACTGGTTGCGTACTTTTCGAAGAAAGGTGTAACACAGGAAATGATTGAGAAACGCCTTAACCACAAGGTTGAGACAATGACTTCTGATGAACTGGTTGAATATACAGGAATCTACAATGGACTGATTCACAAAGAAACAACAGTCTCAGATTGGTTCGAGCAGCCGAAGACAGCAAGTCAGATCTCAGAGTCGATGAAAGAGGAAGAAGAAAAAGAGAAAAAGGGTGATAAGTAAAATGGAATATCATGTAACTGTAAAAGGTTTTAAGAGTGGTTTGAACGAACTTTTATCCGGTAAGGTGTACGATCACAGGACGAAGAAGTACCGGAATATCATAAAAAACAGAAACGATGCCTTGTGCATGAAGTTTATCAACCTTAGCAACCTAAAAGGTAAAAGAATCGAAAAACCGATTATCATTCATTACCGGTTTTATGTAGAAAACAAGATGCACGATCGTATGAATACTGCATCAGCGTTCATCAAATCGTTTGAAGATGCACTACAGAAGTGCAGAATTATCTGTAATGACGGGTATGACGACGTTCTTACTCCGACTTTATACTTCGAGGTTGACAGGCAAAACCCTAGGGTAGAGGTAACTGTAGAGGTGGTAGAAGATGAATAAATACGATGATTCATACATTGGAAAAAGATTCGGTCATCTTACTGTAGAAAGAGTATATAAAAAGCGTTTTCCGGCAACAGGGAAAACACAATCGATGTTTTTATGCAAATGCGATTGTGGAAGAATAAAAGAGGAAATCGCTTCTCTTGTTGCAAACGGATACATGGTAAGTTGCGGATGCAATTTGAAAGTAAAGAAAAAAAGGAATCCGCAAAAAGATTCAAGAACGGAATTATGTTGTCACCCAAACTGCTTTAATTGTCCTTATCCCGATTGCCAGTGGAACGGATTTCTTTCAAGCGACAAGAAATATGATATAAGAACGATATACATGAAAGGGGCGAGGACTGTTGGCTAAAAAAAGAATGTTCAACATGAATATTGTAGATTCTGATGCGTTTCTTGACATGCCATTATCTACTCAATGCTTATATTTTCATCTGAACATGAGAGCGGACGACGATGGATTTGTTGGGAATCCAAAGAGAATTGTTAGGTTGATAGGATGCAGTGACGATGATTTGAAGCTTCTGATAGCGAAAAGATTCGTTTTGTGTTTTGAAGATGGAGTGATCGTAATTAAACATTGGAGAATGCACAATTGCATTCAATCTGACAGGTATACGCCAACGGTATATCAGGAAGAAAAAGATATGCTCATAACTAAGCCAAACAAGTCATATACGTTTGCGGAAAATAACATCAACCAAGAATGTATAAAAAATGTTTCCACAGATATAGATAAAAGTAAAGATATAGACATAGATTTAGGAAAAAATAATAAATATATCGGAGAAACTGATTCCAAAATATCGGATGCACGTCGATGTTTGGACGCTTGGAATACACTATCACAGCACGGAATAAAACCAGTTTTCAGAATGTCTAGTAATTCCACTAGGTTTAAATGTTTGGTTGCCAGAATAAGCGAATACGGCGTTGACAATGTACTTAAAGCAATCGAAAAGGTTGCGCAAAGTGATTTTTTACAAGGCAAAACAAATACAAATGCTGGATGGTTCAATTTTGACTGGTTTGTTAAACCAAATAATTTTCCAAAGGTACTCGATGGAAATTACGATAACAAACCTAATACTTCCGGTGCAAGTATGAAAATTCCGAACGATAACACTCAGTCTGGACAGTTTGGACATATTGTAGAAGATTTGATTGGTGGTGGTCTTATTGAATAGCCTTGAAGTAAAAAAATTGTTTGCAATTATGATGGCTACATATCCTAATTTTAAGCTTGTTGATGTAGATTTCGCTGCAAACACATGGGCGAACATCTTATCTGATTGCACATACGATCAAGCATCTTTGGCACTAAAAGCATACATTCGGTCGGATTCTTCTGGATTTGCACCTTCTCCGGGACAACTGATTGAAAAGATGCAAAATTTTGTTTCCGAAAAAGAATTAAATGAAATTGAAGCGTGGTCATTAGTAAACAGAGCCATAAAAAATAGCGGGTACAACTCTGTGGAAGAGTTTGAAAAACTTCCTGGAACAGTAAAAAGGGCAGTCGGAAGTCCAGAACAGTTAAGGGCGTGGGCTTTGGATTGTAGCTACAACGAATCGGTTGTTTCTTCTCAATTTATGCGGACATACAGAATAGAGTCTGCAAGAAAAATTGAATTAAAAAAACTTCCATCATACATGAACGATATTATAAAGGCTGTTAATGAAAATGCTTGCTCCGGATTAATGGGAGAAAATAATAATAAATTATTGTCTGCAAAGATAAACAAATCCGACAACAGCTAACAAAACAATGAGTTAACAGTTGATTATGAGGGTATGATTAAAGATTTGAAAGGAGAACTTCTTGATGACGAATAGTTCACTCGCTTTCCAGATGTTTCATAACGGAATTGGAGTATCTGAGATTGCGAAAAAAATAAATGTGTCTAAATCAACAGTATATAAATACATTGATTTGGAAATGGACAGGTTTAACGAGAGAGATATTCCTAATAGTGGTCAGCCTAGAAAATACAACAAAAAAGATTTGGAATTTAGCGTCAGGTCTGGTGCAACACTGGAACAGATGGCAAAAAAATATAACGTGTCAAAGAAAACAATAAAAAGATGGTTAAAAGATTTAGGAATTTGTTTTCAAGACAAATCGAAAACTAAAGGAATCAATTCTGATAGACATTTGTGCCGTACTTGTATGTACAGGATGACTCAGTCAGAACTAATAAATGCGGGTTTAAGGTGTGATTATATATGCGCAACAGGGCATTCAAGAGGATGCAGCGCAAGCGATTGTGATAAATACGTTTTTGAAAAAACCAAAAAGAGAAAAATCAAGGAGGGATAGCCATGAAATATAAGGTTGGCGATAAAGTAAGAATCAGGGAAGATTTAGTGATGGGAGTGGATTACGGCTGCGCCATTGTTGTAGACGATATGAAAGATATGGGTGGAAGCGTTGTAACAATCGAAAGAGTTTGTGGCAACGGTTATTACATCGAAGAAGATCCGGACGAATACTGTTGGACAGACGAAATGTTTGAACCGGTAGAGGAAGAGCTGACAGCAGAAGAAGCAATCAAGGTATTGGCAGATATGTGCACAAGAGAGTGCAAAAATTGCGAGTTAGGAAAACTCGTCAAAGAATCTAAATATTCGTTTTGTTCGGATTACAGAAGAGAACATCCTGACAAAGTAGTCGAAATCCTAAAACAGTGGAAGAAAGACCATGAGAAGAAAGAAATCGAGATTGAGCTTGCTTACGTTGTTCGAGTGATTGAAGATACGGGAAAAGTGAAAAGATGTGTATACGAGGAAGATGTCACGGAAGTAAAAGAGGAAGCAATGAAAAGGGTTTTGAAAGAATACTGCAAAGAGCATGATGGGAAATTCTTTACAGTGTACGAAGAAATCTGCCGAGTAAAGGAGTAGAAAGATGGATAGAGTAAAAGGTTATAAGGTATTCAATCCTGACTGGACATGTAGTCCGAATGGAAATACAAAGCAGTACACTTGCCCAGGGAAATTCGAGGAAGATATAACACCTGTAAGATGCAGACATGGGATGCACTTTTGCAGAAAAGCATCAGACTGTTTTAATTACTACAATTTCGATCCGGAAAATAAAGTAGCAGAAGTTGTTGCGTATGGAGACATTGTAGAAGAGGGCAATAAGTGTTGTACAAATAAGTTAGAGATCGTAAGAGAGATTCCGTGGCAGGAGCTTTTGACTATAGTAAACACTGGAAAAGATTGCACAGGACTCAGGAACACCGGGGACAGGAACACCGGGAACTGTAACACCGGGAACTGGAACACCGGGGACAGGAACACCGGGGACAGGAACACCGGGGACAGGAACACCGGGAACTGTAACACCGGGAACTGTAACACCGGGAACTGGAACACCGG